ATCTACAGCAGCAGAATCCTGAATGCTGCGCAGCGTACACCAGCCCTACAGCAGCAGCCAGCAGCTAATGAGAGTGCCGCGACACAGCCCAAAGTGTGGCATTTTGGCTACAGTTTGGATATCCACATCACACTGTGAATATCCTGTGGGTAACCTTAAAGGAGATCATCTAGAACGAGAAACCCTACGCAGTCTAGTGTCTTTTTATTTTGGTTGACGAAACAGCCAAAATGCAGTATAATAGACACATGACACAGACAAACACCATTCGTAAAAAGCGCACCGACCGCAATCATATCATATATGAGTTGCGTGTTGCTGGGGGCAACTACATAGGAGTCACAGCCAAGACTGAGACCACTATTAATAAGTCAGTTTTGGCACGTGCCGCTAAACACTTCTATCGTGCTAAGAAAGAAGCTAAGGATTGGGCCTTGTGTCATGCCCTGCGCACTCTCAGCGACAAGAGCGAGATAGAAGTATACGTACACGAAGTGGTTCGTGGCAAGGCTCAGGCCCACAAGCGCGAAGTTGAACTACGCCGTGCTATTAACCCTACACTGAATACGGATGTTCGTGGGGACTAGTTGACTGATTGGGCTAATGGCGCTATAATAGACACATACACACACAAAGGAGCGAAAGATGACATTCACACAAGCTATGGTATACATTAGCCAACGCAAAGAAGCTGATGGCTCAGGACTGTTAGAGACTCTGCAGTACATGCAGGACAACCTGGATGAATTTGAGCCTGTTGAACAGCAGGCCTTCCGAGTTGTAATGAACGACTTCCGTAAACTGTTAACACCCGCTTAAGGAGCACAAGATGAAAGCATTAGAGAAATTTTTGAAAGACAAGAACCACTGGAACTCATTCTTCAAGGGTCCCCAGTACAGTCTTAACAGTGCCGCAGACCGTCAGGCTGTAGCAGACATGATTGATGCGGCCTTAAGCCCAGAGAACTTGACATGCGATGGTGAACTGCCTAGAGCAGAGGTCAACCGTCGCTACAAAGAGTTGATGACAGCGGCTCGTCAGCTGAAAAAGTACGACCCTACAGTTACATTCTACGAATACGAAACGGAGATCTAAATGAGACACTACGACGAATTGGCTGTATACGAGCGCAACGGCTTTGATATTATTGTGGATAAATCATATGAAGACCTGGACCCCAAAGACTGTTTTGATGACACCCAGTTTGATATCGCAGAGATCAACCACAACATCGAACACGGGAATCTTGACTGGTTCATGCTGCGTGTCCGAGTTATGGTTGAGAACATCGAACTCAGTTCACAGTTCTTGGGCGGATGCTTATACGAAGACGCCCGCGAAGTCCTTACTGACGGGACTGCCGAAGACCTCATTGCTGAAGCGTTGGTAGAAGCCAAACGGGATGTCTACCGCTTATACAAGAAGTTCCAGGACATCAGCTGGGAACTTGATGCAGAAGGAGTTGCAGCATGATCACAGCTGAACAACTGACTACGCTGACAACGTTTACAGCGGCAGCATTGACCAAGGCCCTAGACAATGAGGACTACCAATTCACGGGCCGCAAGTTCCTAGGGATCACAAATGGGGGCGAGTTCTGTTACATGTGTACCTTTCCTGTAAAGGGCGGCACGGACAGCACCAAGGTGTTCTTGAAGTTTGACCCTACAGTGGGTAGGGTTATTGCCACACTAGGTTGACGGGTTGAGCGAAAGCTGCTATAATAGACACTTAACTTAACAATATTGGAGCGATACAATGGCAACACGAAGCACAATTGCATTAGAATATGCAGACGGTACAGTTGAGCAGGTATACTGCCACTGGGACGGCTATTTGGCACACAACGGTCAGATGCTGCAAGAGCACTATTCAAACCCTTTCATCTTGCGTGACTTGATTGACTTGGGTGACATCAGCTCACTTAGGCCCACAGTAGGTACCAAGCATGCCTTTAGCCGACTTGAAGTTCCAATGGACGGCGAGGCCTACGACAAACTCTACGGCGACATGACTACGTTCTACGGACGTGATCGTGGCGAGACAGGTACGAGTGCCAAGAAGTTCGCTAGCTATGAGGACTATCTGTTGAACCACCAGTATGAGGAATACGAGTACATCCTGCGCTCAGTACACGGTCAAGCTGTTTGGTTTGTAGCAGATCACAGCGAAGACTTCAAGCCCTTGATGCAGGCATTGGTTGAAGAAGCAGCATGTGTGGCTTAAATGCCACAGCACAACTAGGGGTTGACGAAACCCCTAGAGTGCGCTATAATAGACACATACACTAACACACAGGAGCGAAAAATGGCTACACTAGTTGAGATTACAGAAGGTGCTTACGGTGCCCGTAAGAATTTGATCACCCCAGGCATCCGCTTGCAAATGGTCAAGGACTTTGACGGCGAGGCAATTACTTGCCTTGCAGGCGATGAGATTGAAGGTGGTCGCAACCCCTACAAGAAGATCCGCGTCAAGGTCTCTGGCATTAATGCATACCGCGTGGTCGCGCACATTGACGAGGCTCCTGTAGGAGAGAACAGTTTGGTACAGCTCAAGGTGGCTGACTCGGCTGTAGCACATATCACAGATGACGAGCTGATCGAAAAGACTCGTGCTCGCTTCCAAGTACTTACAGACATGACTAAGGCTGTGAAAGCAGGCGATGTACGTGCTATGATTGTGACAGGTCCCCCAGGTGTAGGCAAATCGTTTGGTGTTGAAGAAGTGTTGACTAAGGACGACTTGTTCAATACCTTAGGCGAGCGCAAGCCACGCTACGAGATTGTCAAAGGTGCTATGAGTGCCATTGGCTTGTATTCTAAGCTCTACGAGTTCTCAAGTGAGAAGAATGTTATTGTGTTTGATGACTGCGACTCAGTGTTGCTGGACGACTTGAGCCTGAACATTCTTAAGGCGGCTTTGGACAGTTCTAAGAAGCGTACTATCAGCTGGAACACTGACAGCCGTATCCTGCGAAGCGAAGGCATCCCAGATCGCTTCGAGTTCAAGGCTGGTGCGATCTTTATCACCAACATCAAGTTTGAGAATGTACGCTCTAAGAAGCTACAGGATCACCTTGCCGCTCTTGAGAGCCGTTGCCACTACATTGATCTGCAGATGGATACAGATCGTGAGAAGGTCCTGCGTATCAAGCAGATCGTTGCAGACGGCATGCTGGACGAATACGAGCTGAGCGATGTGGCCAAGATTGATGTTGTGGACTTTGTGTCTAACAACCGTGCTAAACTACGCGAGCTGAGCCTGCGTACGGTGTTGAAGGTTGCACAATTGCGCAAGGCGTTTGCTGACAACTGGGAAGCAATGGCAGAGGTCACTGTTATGAAGCGAGGTGTTGCGTGAGCGATATTGCAGGGTGCCAGTACATAGGTCCGGAGCAGAAGGAGTCTCCGTTCACTATGTGCGGATGCAAGAGCTTGTGGCCTGGCAAGGTCTATTGCGAAGATCATGTATGGCTAGTCTACAATCGTGGGTCTAGCGTAGGAAACAAACGCAAGAACAAAGAGATTGAGAAAGAGCTGGCCGAAGTTAAACGTCTACAAGAGATAGCGGAGTATGAAAATGAATAAAATCATGTTGGTGGTAGGATTTGCTGTGTTGATTGTAGCATTGGTTCTGTTGGGCCCTTGGCTGGTAATTTGGGCAATGAACATCCTGTTCCCTGTATTAGCTATTCCTTACACTTGGCAGACTTGGCTAGCTGTTCTGATAATGAGTGCTTTCTTCCAAACCAAAGTGTCTGTGAAGAAGTGATTTGGCGAAATTGACCATTGCTCTTGATCATGGATGTCTGTATACTTGTATGACGCTGTTAGGAAACAGCCACAACAAAGGAAACTTAAAATGAAGAGATTCAATCCAAAAACCAAGACTTTCAAAGTCTTCACAGCACTTTACAATGGTAAAGCACTTACTCCAGCACAGGCCAAGCATGACCTAGGTGTTGGCAACCTGGCAGCAGAAGCCAGCCGCATTCGTCAAGCAGGCTACGCTGTTTATACCAACAGCCGTACAGCAGGCAACGGTGTTCAGGTAACTGAATATGTGATGGGCAAGCCATCACGTGAGATCGTTGCTCTAGGCTACAAAGCTCAAGCAATGGGCATCACTCTTTAATTAGGGTTTCAAATAGACAAGCCGATTCGCTCCCGGGGCGTCTTTTGAGGGTGTTGTAGAAATACAACACCTTTTTTCTTTGACCGGCACTCCAGTTGGTTGACACTTTGGGCGACTGATGCTATAATAGATATATACTGAAACAACGGAGCGAACAATGTTTACAGCAGATCAAGTTTGGGGATTGGCGGTAGCAGCAGATCGTATCAACGGAGGCTACTTCAAAGAAGATGTCTACGTGCTGGAGAACGACTGCCAGAAGCGAGTCACCCAGGCCAACAAGCTAATGGTCAAGCAATGGCTCCGCGAGGGTGCATTCACCGAAGCCACAGCAGAGGACGTTGAGAAGGGTCGTGCGGTTCGCAACTACTTCAATGGCTTCTTGCTGAAACAGATCTCGGGCAAGATCAACGACTTCGAACAGCAGGCACTCCGCATTGCACAGATGGATGAGTTCACTGGCCGTAACATGTTGGAGTTTGCCATCGTAAGCTGCTTGCCTGGTGTGATGCTGCGCGATCAAATCCGTAACGAGTTGGCTCGCGAAGTCCGTGCTTCTACTCAATTGCAGGGCGCTGTGGGTGACAAGATCCAGGGCGAGATCGAGGTGGTCAAGTGCTACTACAGCAAAGACTATGACAAGTTCAGGGTTACTGCTAAACTGGTTGACAGTTTCGTGGATTTCTGGTATAATAGTAACTTAGAAGCAGGGCAGAAGTTAACTATCAAAGCAAAGATTAAAAGTGTTCGTAGCGATAATACAACACAATTAAACTTCGTAAAAAGAGCTTGACAACTGAGCTGTTCGGTGTTATACTATTAACACTGAGAAAGCAACTTTAACTGAGAAAGAAAGAGGTCTTATTATGGCAAAGTCAACAGACATTAGCGTTCGACAAGTTGGTCCCAAGAACGCAAAGAAATCAATTCGTTTTGCAATCAAGAAACGCCGCCCTGTGTTCCTTTGGGGCCCTCCAGGTATTGGTAAGAGTGACATCGTTAAGCAGATCGGCGAAGACGCTGGTCGCGAAGTTATCGACGTTCGCCTGGCCCTGTGGGAGCCTACAGACATTAAGGGTATCCCCTATTACAATGCAGACAAGGGCACAATGGTTTGGGCTCCCCCTGCAGAGCTTCCTACCAACCCAGAGTCAACTGCGATCATCTTCTTAGATGAATTGAACAGTGCTCCTCCAGCGGTACAGGCCGCGGCCTATCAGTTGATCCTTAACCGTCGTGTTGGTACTTACGAATTGCCTAAGGGTGTTGACGTGGTTGCCGCTGGTAACAGAGAAGGCGATCGTGGCGTGACATATCGTATGCCTGCTCCGCTGGCTAACCGTTTCATTCACTTGGAAGCAAAGGTAGATTTTGATGACTTCCAAGAGTGGGCTGTTATGAATGACGTTCACCCTGAGGTGTTGGGTTATGTGGGTTTCGCCAAGCAGGACTTATACGACTTCGATCCTAAGTCGCCCAGCAAGGCCTTTGCAACTCCACGCTCGTGGGTGTTTGTGAGCGACTTGCTCAAGGACGAGGACTGCGACGTTGACACCATGCACAATTTGGTTGCGGGTGCCGTAGGTGATGGCCTGGCTATTAAGTTTATGGCTCACCGTAAGATTGCAGGTCGCTTGCCTAAGGCGTTGGACATCTTGGAAGGCAAGGTCAAGGACCTGCAGATTAAGGAAGTGTCAGCCATGTACTCTTTGACTGTGAGCCTGTGCTATGAACTTAAGGATCAAGCAGAGAAGAAGTCTAAAGGTTGGGATGCTATGGCAGACTGCTTCTTCCGCTACATGATGGATAACTTCCCAACAGAGTTGGTGGTGATGGGTGCTAAGACGGGCTTGACAAATTACAACTTGCCCTTTGACGCTACAAAGATGAAGAGCTTTGACGAGTTCCACAAGCGTTTTGGCAAGTATGTTTTGAGTGCAATGGAGAATTAAGACCTCGCCCATTGCAAGGGCGGGAGGCTTCTCAGGGCTTGCCCGCCCACTTTTTTGGTTGACAGGTGTGTAAATAGATGCTATAATATACACATACTAAGGAGAGCGACTAATGGCATTTGATCCGATTATCGATAAACTAACCACAGCCCGTGTGGGACTGTTGCTTAAGGCACCATTCTTTGGCAACATGGCAACTCGTATGCAACTGATTCAAGCAGACGAATGGTGCCCTACTGCGGCAACTAATGGCCGTAATTTCTATTACAATACTAAGTTCGTTGAGAAGCTCTCAGTCAAGAAACTAGAGTTCCTATTCGGACACGAGATTTGCCATTGTGTGTTTGACCACTTTGGTCGTGTAGGTTCACGCGATCGCCAGCTGTCTAACATTGCACAAGACTACGCTGTCAATCAGATCCTTGTAGACGAACGCATTGGTGAGAAGATCACTGAAGTCAAGATCTGCTACGATGCCAAGTATCGCGGCAAAGCCTGGGAAGAGATCTACGACGAGCTATACGAGAAGGCAGAGAAGATCTCTATGCCACAACTGCTTCAGCAACTTGGTGACCTGTTGGACGAGCACATTAACGAAGACGGCAATGCACCGGGCAAAGAGGGTGATGGAGACAAGCAGGGCAAGGGTATGCCTGGCATGACTAAAGAAGAAGCACAGAAGATCCGCGATGAGATCAAAGAAGCCATGGTGCAGAGTGCCGCGGCAGCAGGTGCAGGCAAAGTGCCCGCAGGCATCCAGCGTTTGATCAAGGACATGACTGAGCCTAAGATTAGCTGGCGTGATCTTGTGCGTCAAGAGATACAGAGCATTATCCGCAACGACTATTCCTTTACTCGTCCTAACCGTAAGAGTATGCACTCAGGTGCCATACTGCCGGGCATGAAAGAAGCAACTACAATTGACATTGGTATTTCAATTGATATGTCAGGTAGCATTGGACAAGAGGATGCAACTGTATTCCTGTCAGAGGTCAAGGGCATTGTTGATCAGTATGAGGACTTTAAGATTAACCTGTGGTGCTTTGACACAGAGATCTATAACCACAAAGAGTTCTCGCAGGACAATAGTGAAGAGCTATTTGAGTATGAGCCACAGGGCGGTGGCGGTACTGACTTTGCTGTGAACTGGGAGTTTATGGAAGAGAATGGTATTCGTCCTAAGAAGTTCATTATGTTCACAGACGGCTACCCCTGCGGTAGTTGGGGTGACGAGGACTACTGCGACACAATCTTTATTGTCAAAGGCAATACAGAAGCAGAAGCACCCTTTGGTCAGACTGTTATCTACGAGAAAGAGACTGCCTAATTGGAGTGCCGGCAGTGTGGCAAAAAAGCCACACTGCTAGTAGGCCCCGCTGCTTACGTGTGCATGTAATCTAGGGGTTGACGGTTTGGTAGATTGATTGTATAATATAGACTTACACACACAGAAAGGTTGATAGATATGATGAGTCACTTAGCAGCATTTATCGCTGGTATTATTGTTGCCACTGTTGGCTTCACAGGCATTGCACAGATCGCCGACAAGGGCGTGAACAAGGTGCAAGAAGTTGTGAGGGATGTCAAATGAGCAAGATGGCAGACCTAGCATATGATGTTGAGCAACTGTATATCGAAGGCCACAGTGCCAAGATGATTGCAGACCTGTTGGATTGCCCTGTCGAGCAGGTGCTTGGCTACATACAAGACATGGGCGTACAAGACGCTCCTGAAGACTACAGTCCCTTCGTATCCATGAACAGTTGACATGTACCTACACATCCTGCCAGAAGACGAACAGAAACAGTTGATCCGTGCTCTGCGTGGACCCCAATTTGTTCGTGAGCGCCACGGTAGTCTCTATGATCGTGGGTCATCAGATTCATACTACGGTCGACAGATAGACCCTCACCACGGTGGAGTTGGTGGCGACTCGGGGCCACGGGTTGAGGTCACAGATGCAGACAGCATTGCGGAGTACCTCGCAGGCTACGATTGGAATGAAACTCACGGCGGCAAAAAGGACTACGGTTAATGGGTTGGATAGTATACGAAGAGAAGTCGGGTCATATGCAGAAGTATTACAAATTGGCTTCGACAGCCAAACGGATCTGCACTCAGCACAACACTGAGCGGGACTATGATTTCTATGTGTATCGCCCAGACCGAAAGTGGGCCTTCTGTTCATACAGGGACTACGAAGGCGTCCTAATGGGCCTGCGTGGAGAGCAATTAAAGATGTGGCAATTCTGCAACACTGAAATTGGTTGACACTTTGAGCAATCCCTGCTATAATATACACATACACTAGCAAACAAGGAGCGAAACTTGAAACTTTTAATCACTACACAGGTCTACGAGAACTACGGTGCCCACGATTGGGACGGAGTTGGTGAGTGCCCACAGTACTGGAAAGCCAAGGGCGGTTCAGACTACGTGGTCAAGAACATCAACATCAACAAGGTCACGGAGACTGTGATGGGTGTGCGTGGTCAGATTGAGCAGGACAATGATGCCTTCCGCGAGACCATTATTGATTGGTCTATCGTGGCTGATGATGCTCTCACAGAGTTCGAGCAGAGCCAGTTGAACTACGAAGGTCACATCCGTTACGCTTCTAAAGAGATTGCCTGGTAATTGGTTGACAGTTTGGGCTTTTGATCGTATAATATACATATACTGAAACACAAAGGAGCGCGAAATGGCATTCATCACCCTGGGCAAGAGAGACGAAAAGTGGCAACCACGCAAGGGGCTGGAAGGACCGTTTTGGTTCGTTGATCGGGTCTTGTATTACGATCCAAAGGCAGGCCAGTACTGGGATCCAACCACCGACTTCTATGTAGAGAACGCAGAAGTGGATCGCTTGCAGAACCGCTTGATGGAAGTTATGAGGGCTGGGGTATGAGATACATTTTGGCAGCGTGGGACTCCACCGGCTTTGAAACCCTGCAGGACATCACCCACTTTCATCCTGAGAACTTTGAAAAGGGTCAGTTGATTGAGATCCTCAGTGGCCGTAGAAAGACTGAGAATCCGTTGGGTCGACAGATTTCAATGATGAAGTTGAGGGCACAGGCCAATAGTCAACGAACCTATGAAATCTACATGTTCACCACCCTGGACGACATTGAGTTTAAGGATGTAGAAGATTGGATGATCGGCGATCCGCAGAGTTTGGTAGACTGGGTTAGAAAGAATCATGCTGTAAAGATCTACAGTGATTATGTCCCTAATCACCGTAGGGCTATTGTTTAAATTGGTTGACAGTTTGGCAGTTTGGCGCTATAATAAACACATACACACAAAGGAGCGAAGATGAAGTTTACACAAACAGATTGGACAGAGGCAAACGGCACTAGCCTGCAGGGATATGTAACCGCTTACTACCATGAACTGGTAGAAGTGTTTGGCCAGCCCGAAGGCGGCGGCGACAAGACCACAGTGGAGTGGTGTTTGGAATTTGAAGATGGCACAGTGGCCACAATATACGATTGGAAAGAATACGAAACCCCAATGGGCCAGTATCGTTGGCACATCGGTGGCAAGAGCAAGCAAGCAGTTCATGCAGTAACTTCAACTTTCAAGGATCATCAATATGACACACATTGAACGATTGGCTAACGAGATTGCAGTGCTGAGTAATGACAGCCTCTCTAAGTTGGCTGCTGAGTTGGTTAAAGAGTATCCTACTCGTGCAACTACATTTGAGTTCAGTCTTAGCGTTGAGATCCAGGACGCTACGATTACGCAAGACCCCTGGAAATTTGTTAATCTTTAAGGAGCCGACATGCCAAATTGGTGCAACAACACACTGACACTCACCCACGAAGACCCAGCAATGATCCTTCGTGCTAAAGAAGCACTTGATCGTGGAGAGTTCCTCAATGAGTTCATTCCGGTGCCAACGGATCTGCAGATCGTTGCAGGATCGTTAGGTGACGGTGACGAGCAGAAAGAATTGGAACGCAAGACTGCTGAGAATCGCGAGAAGTATGGTTACGGCAACTGGTATGACTTCTGCGTAGGTGAATGGGGCACCAAGTGGGATGTAGGTGGCGATGGTCAGAGTGATATCCACCCTGATGGTAAGATGCTACACACATCGTTCGACTCAGCGTGGAGCCCTCCAGTCGCTGCCTATGACAAGTTGGTGGAGTTGGGCTTTGGTGTCAACGCCATGTATTACGAAGGTGGTATGGCCTATGCTGGCGCCTATGATGAGCATGGTGATCAAGAGATCAATCTCGAAGGCATGAGTGCCGACGACATTGAGCGTGATCATCCTGAACTGGACGAAGCATTTGCTATCTCAGAAAGCATTCGTGAATACGAAGCAGAGCAAGAGGAAGAGCTTACTGAGTGGATTAAGGATGGCGTTGCAGCCAATGAGGGAACAAAATGACAAGGAAATATGAATTTAAATTCACAATCGAGTGTGCCAGCGATGGCAGACCCGATATGGATCGAGTCGAACACATGATCGACTTGAACATGCAGGATCTGGTCTTTGACGATGAGTTCATCGCCGCCTTAGACGAGAAGGAAAGCGTCAGTATTCAAGTTGTTCCGCAATTTGGTAAACCAAACAGTTGACCAATTCGAATATTGATGCTATACTAATAACATGCTGAATTGGTTGGCATGATTTTTACACACACAGAAGGAAGTTAAAAATGAGTACCGATAAGAAATTTGCAGTAGCAGGTGTTTCAACCCTCGAAGGCAAGACCAAATTGCGCTTCGCTAACGATACCATGCGTATCAAGATCCTGGCAAAGAACGGCCACACTGACGTTGAGTTGGTTGAGCTGCCAGTAGAGATGACTAAGGCAGAAGCTGTACAGCACCTTAAGTCTATCCAGTTCGGCATAGGCAATGCTGCTATCCAAGCTGCTGTTGCCTATGCAGAGAAGAAAAACCCAGCCCCCCGGGCTGCGGTCAAAGCCCCTGTCGCGAAGACAGCGGCTGTTGTTGCCTAATACCGATTCGCTCCCGGTATAGAGGCAACTTTGGCATAACCCTGCTAGGTGTAGGGTTATGCTTTTTTTTGGTTGACAATTTGGACGTTGTGCGTTATAATTACAGCTTACACACACAAAAGGACACACAATGTTTACAAATTGCATAGCCTACGCAAAGCTAGTTTACAACAAAAAATTAAAAGCATATAAAGTACAGTTTGCATTTAATGTACACAAAAAAATGGTGGGGGACGAGATTAAGTATATATTCCCTACACAAGCAAAATGCAACTATGTTAGTGGGGACTTACTTGCAGACAACTTGCAAAACGAGGTGCAACGCACTGTGGCTTCTGCGCAACAAAGTTTGCGTACTACAAACATTGTATTTGTTGACTAAACTGTAGGGTTATACATAGCGCACTTGACATTTTGGACAAAGTGCGCTATAATAACAACATAGCAACAAAGGAAACACAATGCAAAATACAAAAAGCAAATTAGACAGTTTAATGTTACAGTTACAAACAGTGCTAGAAGAAGCAGAACTAGACGAACATGTTGCAATACAAAACGCATTTAATGCGTTAGCTTGTGCGCTAGACGACACAATTATACAATAACACTACAGCGCATAGGGTTATTGCGCACACACTTGACATTTTGGACAAGGTGTGCTATAATACATTTTTAAACAGCATTAGGAGCGAATACTATGCAAGCAACACAATTTGAAGTTAGCGACAAGCTGACACTGGCAACTACAGACACTAGCGAAGACAGCATTAGCACAACATACGACTGCAACATAGAAGTGCAACTAGCAGGCGACAGCATATGGGACTGCGAGATTGAGGCAGTTACAGTTACAAGCGTACACATACACGAGCAATGGTGGGACGAATTGGACGGCGACAGTAGCATACACATTACAGTGTGCTATAACGTAGACGGCGATGCAGAGTACGAGGGCAGCTGGAGACTGTATACAGACAGCGGCTTTGTAGATGCGATTAGCACACTGCTAGGTACAGACGTTATGTTTACAGAGCAGGGTATGCAAGACGACGGCTATGCGAGCATGGAGCTGTAATACTACAGCACACACTTGACATTTTGGACAGTGTGTGCTATAATTAACACTTAACAACAAAGGAGCAGTAAATGAAAGAAGCAATACTTGCAAAGCTAGCGGAAGTAGAAGCTATGCTGTTAGAGGCAAGCTGTGACGGGGAGCAACTAGCAGAGCTAGAATGCTTTGGGGATATGGAAAGTCCGCTTAACATGCTAGTGCAAGCGGTTGACTACTACGTAGACTAACCTGTAGGGGCGTAGGCCCCGCTGCCCAACGGCGGTTGACACCTAGCCAAAAGCATGTTATAATACATTTACACTAACACATTAGGAGCAGACAATGGATATCAAACAGATCAATCAAGCGATCATGTTCAGTGACTTGACCAACGACGAGTTGATGTCAGTGATCGATGCAGTTAAGTGGAAGCGGGCAACTATCGCCAAACTGACCAAAGCCAGCTTGCGAGTAGGCGATAACGTCAACTTCACATCTAGCAAGTTAGGTCGGAACGTGACAGGTGTTGTCACTAAGATCGCTATCAAGTTCGTTACCGTCAAGACTGCGCAGGGTGCATGGCGAGTACCTGCGAACATGTTAACCAAAATCGAAGACCGAGAATTTGCGTAAATAAACACATGAGCAAATTAGAATACTATTGCAGGCCCTTGGTGGCCTTTGATGCACATAACAAAGATCATCGTCGCTATTACGCAGAGTTCGTGGAACACAGCAGTTGGGGCCGTTGCCCAGTCCGCTTCATCTGTCCAGAAGACAATGGCGGTGACTTGATCTCCATGATCAAGAACAATCTCATCCAATACTATATCGACCGTGAGTTTGGTGGCGGAAAGTTGGCCACTGAGCGATCAAAGAGTCTTGACGAACAGGCCGGCGTTCTCTACAAGAAAGCCGGTGCTCTGCGCAAAGAAGCAGCCGCATTGACCAAACCCAGGAGAAAATGATGGAATGGCTAGACTTCGTGTTGGGCGCGGCCTTGGGAGGCTTTTTGGGCTTCAAGGTAGCCGAACACATCCATGTCACTATGTTCAAAGACATCCTGATCAAACTCAAGGTCAAAGACTCAGACATGCGCAACATGATGCAGGATCTGCAGAAGGATCTGCCTGAAGACCACGAGGATGCAATGCCCCGTATAGAAGTCCGGGTTGAGAAGGTGAATGATCAACTGTATGTGTACCGTTTGGATACCATGGAGTTCCTATGTCAAGGAGCAAACCGTGAAGCCGTTCTAGCCTGCTTGAGTGATCGCTTCCACAAGGACTTTACCATTGTACTATCAGAAGAGCATGGTGCGCAATTCCTAAAGGAAAGCCCTAGAACCTAAAGGGCATTTGGTTGACAGATTGGCAGTTCAGTGTTATAATACACACATGAACAAAACAAATGACATTCTACAATGGACGGGTGCTGTAGCCATAGTGCTAGGGCACATTCTCAATGCTGTGGGTCCTGCGGCATATCCCTACAATATTATTGTGTTCGCTGTGGGAACAGTACTGTTCCTAACCTGGGCCTTCCGTGTCAAGAACCGCCCACAACTGATGGTTAATGTGATTTCATTAGCCATAGGCATTGTAGGGTTATTGAAAGCTGTTGGTTGACAGATTGGACGAATGGCGCTATAATTAATGCTTACACACACTAAACAGGAGCTGAATATGAATGCAATCGCAACAGTGATCACAGAGCAGGCAGTACAGGACGCAACCAACGAAGCTGGTATGCAGGCTCGTACAGCCGCTAAGGCATTCCTGCAGAAGCATGGCGATCGTGATGCTTGTGGCTTTGCTTGGGTGGATGTCTACGGTGTCCGTTCTAACTCCAAGCTGGGCAAGTGGTTGCAGGCCGCTGGCTTCCGCAAATCCTACACAGGCAGTCTCCAACTTTGGAATCCAAGCCAAGCAGGTGTGCAGAGCATCAGCGTTCTGGAAGCAGGTGCTGAGGCCTACGCAGAGGTGCTGAAGACCAAGTTGGGCTTGGACAAGGTCTACGCTGGAAGCAGGTTGGATTGATGGAAGCCCTCCGAGAAACAACCGGGGGGCAGTTCCCCCCGCACATATACCTACTAGATGGAAACAAACTGGTAGCATACATAAAGACCGGAACATCGGAGCCTTACTATTTCAAGAATGGTATCAAGGGTTTCGACAAGCGAGGCAGGAAGTTTGAGAGTATAACTCCTAACCCGTTTAAGGTCAAGACACCAAGTAATCTAATCACTATCAAAGGCTCCAATGGCAAAGAATACACCGTCGATCCAGAAGCAAAAACCTGTACCTGTCCAGGGTTCCAATTTCGAGGTGCCTGCAAACACCTGGCAAGCCATAGTTGACAGAATGCTGTCAGGCAAATGAAGCGGTTTACCTTTTGGCGTAATGCCATCGTATCGGAACTCTACGTGGTTGAATGTGAAACAGAAGCACAGGCCCGCGAGATGTTAAACGACGGCCTAGTGGAAGTCCACTCCGAAGAGTGGGTGGATTGGGCAACTAGGGACTACGAGCTAGAGCACGAAGAGATCATAGACCCTTTGTACCGTATGGTTAAAGACTATGAATCGGTTGACAGTTTGGGTGAATGAGACTATAATTAACACATAGCAACAAAGGAGCTGGCAATGGTTAAACTCGTAGGTTGGATCGCTGTTACATGGTTCTTGTTCCACTTTGGCATTGCACAGGCTCTGCTGTTATGGACCGCAGGTGTAGGCACTGTGCTTTTTGGATAACATGATGGAATATCACATTGAAGCTGGCGCCAAGACCCGCCGTTATATTGAATCGGTCATGCCCTCCATGCTGACACAATTGGGCTTGAATCGTAGCCGCAAACTGTTGGTGATCAAGGTGGATCCAGAACTAGAAGAGATGGGCACAACCATTCCTCTAACAGGTATAGACACATTCCTTGTGGTGCTCAAGCCCAATCGCAACTGGGTCACATTGGGCGTCACACTGGCACACGAGTTGACCCACGTGGCGCAGTTTGCCAAGGGTCATTTGAAGCCTACGGCCAAGGGCACCATGTGGAAGGGCCGGCTGTACAAGAGGAATCATCCTTACCTTGATCAACCCTGGGAAATCCAGGCCTTTGCCAAGCAGGAGATTGTGTTCCGTAGGGCAATAGAGTTGTAAAAATACAACGGCATTTTGGTTGACAGATTGGTGGAAGTTCGTTATAATAGAAACAAGAAGAAAGAAAAAGCAAGGCGATCCTCAAATGTAAGAACCCAGCAGAAATGCAAAAAGGGTTGTAACTAAAGGATACGAAGCGAGTTTAGAGACTCGGCCTAAGCAGAACAGTTAGAAAAGAGTTAGAGGTTACCTACACCGTTAGGTACTTAAGGCGAGGACAGTGAGGCCGCTCACGCTCAATCTAAGTATATGAAGGCAAAGCGAAAGCTGAAGCTGGCGGGCACTGTAGGAAGTAATGACCGTCACGGCCCTAGCTAGACGTTGGTTAGGGTAGAGACAGAGAGTTGACAATGGTTCCTTTAATTCTTTTCTAACTGTTCATAACTAGGTTGACAACTAGCCAAATTAGTTGTATAATAGACACATACAAACAAACATTAGGAGCGAACCCAATGACTAAAGTAAATTATGACGCATTTGCCTCGTTTGACCTCAACGAAGCCTGTGACCACTTTGACTGTACCGATCAACGGGCCTGGAAGAAGATCCGCCCTTTCATCGTAGCAGACGGTGAAGAGTACGCAGAGGTCATGCTTAAAGAGTTTGACTACGATGAAGTCCATGACGGCGAATACCAGACATTTGAAGCAGGCGTTAAGTATGCCCTGACCAAGATGAACATTGCATTTGAGAAGGCAGGTGTGGACCTCCAGATCTGCGAGGTAGACCTGGTAGAGAGCATGGGCTTTATGTTAGTACGTGCTGACGACGAGCCCGAGGACTTTGTTAAACGGGTCTTGAAGAAGCCCGTTATGATGGTAGACAGCTGGATCTAATTTGGTTGACAGGGTGCCAAAACCCTGTTATAATTAACACATACACAAACACACAGAAAGAGCAAGATGAAAACACATCCTATTATGACATTGGCCAAAGCTAAAGAACTGTTTCGCGATGCCCGTCCATATAAGACCTTTGTGGCTGAATGGTTAATTGATGGCAAGACCTATAATGTCAACGGCGCAGGTGGCAAAGTCAAAGCCAAACGATTCCTCAACTACATCAAGATGCTAGAAGACAAGGCTGCGATGGTTGAAGCTGGCATTCCAGATCACGATGCGTTTAATCGTTTGGTACTTGAACAGAATGATGGCGCAAAAGATCCAGTGCGTAGACGTGCTCGTGGCCCTGGATTTGCCAGTGCCTTTCCTAACGGACAAGAGCGCAAGGTCAAACTGCGTGTGTATGAATATTTGCCACGTGAGAAAGAGATGGCCGCTGAAGACTATCGCGAGACCAAAAAACTGTATCCTTTCACCTGCCGTGTAACAGAGATTCATCTTACAGAGAATTCAGGTACACTGATTGCTTCTAAGACTCAGCCCTGCGTTGTAAATACCGCATACATGGGCCGCGTTGAAATGATCCATATGGCTAGACAAGCGGCTTAATAGGGGTTGCCAAAGTGTCAGCCTACCACTAGACCCTGCAACACGCCTGGGCACTTCGTAGGTTGACACCGAGGCTTTTTGGCAGTATAATTGACACATACACACAAACAGGAGCGAGTAATGAAAGAACTAGATACTAAAGACGCAGGCGGGTTTGCATTTGCAGCCGCAATGGATGCACAGCGTCAAAACTCAAACAACAAGAGCACCTATTCACAAGATCAGATCCGCAAGGCTCTCTCAGTAAGAGACCTACTTGATTCAGCGTTCAGCTACAAAAGTCTCTACATCAACTATCGCAAGAAGTTCATAGCAGTCAAAGCAGAAGGTGCTAGAGCTAGAGATCGTATGGCTAAAGAGGTCGTTGAGTTATTCGAAAGCAATGGCTACAATGTGGCAGCTACGCCACAGGGCTTGATCGTGCGTATTGCCAAATAATGGTTGACACATTAGCCAAACTGCCGTATAATTACTACATACACACAAAGGACACTAAATGACTACTAGACAAAAGGCTTTATCTTTCCTGTACGCAGGTATTGTGCTACTGTTAGGAGTTGTGGGCGGCATTGAAACCAGCCCAGATCTACTGTCAGGCGATGGCGCATACCTAGGCCTGTTTGCACTGGTAGGCATAGGCTTTATGGCCCTGGGTGCATCATATGCCAACGAGGCAGCATCAGAATGATTACTATACAAGGACTTACTCACAAGCAGAAGGTGCTTATGGATGTGATGTGGGCTATGGATTCAATGCCCGCAGTTGAAGCATTCATCAAGAGCCTGCCCAAACGTGATGGCCAGGACTGTGCTAGCCTAGTCACTATCGCTGTGCAGGAAAGCCTAGAACAAGATAACAGACTGGATCTCTATGAGCAGGATACTCTTGACCTTATTGCTCGTGTTAGCAGCCGCTAGTACTGCGGGCTGTGCTGTGCAGGACAGGGCAAAGCTGTTGCGCCCTGCGGGCACAGCGCCACATGACCCGCCACAGGGCCGCATGTTGTTCGAACAGATACCCAATTGGGATGACGCTGCCATCAGACGGTGCGGCAGTCACCTGAGACCCGATGAGATGAAGCCAGGCATGACCAGGCGGTGCTGAGGTGGAGGGGTCATGGTGGGGGGTCGGGGTATACATGCACAGTGTTGCGTATATACAACACTAGGGGTAGCAAATCACCACCATGAAACGATAAGTACTCCACCCTAATTTTTTACGCGACCAATTTTTTCCCATCTTGTAACCTTTTTCTACACTAACCACAATACCTACTATGAACTATACCTTACAACACAGAGACATTGCGGGCCACACTCTCGCACCCGGAGATCACTGTCTAGTCACTGAACACAATAGACTCATTCTGGCCCGAGTCATTAAACTCTATCCCAACAGTAATTTTCTACAGCTACAGCCACTTAATAGCTCTGCGGGTGGTCGTAGAAGCAAGCCCAGTCAAAAGCAGATCCGGCGGGAGTGCTACAATGTCCTTCGTATAGCGGATCAAGAAATAACCATGAGCATATTGCGTGGCGCTATATAATCACATGCAGCAATACTATGTTCTAAACTCCAGTCCCATTCTAAAGACTGTTTTTGAATTTATTCAGTGTCATGCGCTTGATCATGAAGTACACCTCAATCGCACTCGCTTTTGGCTAGACACTCACACGCCTGCATACACAGAGTTTGTGCTACGTTTCAGTGATCACTGTCCTCTAGTAGATCCCACTCTAGATCCAGTCACCGGGCTTTAAAAAACTGCGCACGTATTTTTTCGTGGTGTCTAGCCTTTTTTCAGCTATATACATGATCACAGGGAGATTATCATGAGCACAGTTCCACACTTCTATGACGATGATGAGGATGATGATTATGACGACTACGATGAGGATGATGATTATGACGACTACGATGAGGATGATGAAGAAGATGATGAGGACTACGATGATGAGGATGACTAGACACTCTTGATCGCAAAAAATCTGCGCTACTGCTTCGCAGCAAAAAATTTTGCGCTAGGCTGCGCCATCAACAACTGAAATCTCACAGCTAAATACATCATTAACCAATTTGGAGAACTTCATGGCAAGACCAATGACACCCGAAGCAATCGCAGCCACAGAAACTGCTAAAAAATTAGCCGAAACTACTGAACGTAAAGCACACATGGCCTATTGGGATCTACAGAGTCCCAAAGATGTGCCACCCGTTGAGCCCCCACTGCCTTCACTAGATCCCACTGCAGGACAGGCCTAATCGCTGCCACTCTGTGAGTGGTGATCATTGACATGTGATATATACTCACATGTCTATCACACTCATACAAGATCTACTCAAACCCAACCAATTCAGCTATGTCTGCCAACGCCTCACTGATCCTGCTATAGATTGGTTCTATCTGCCCTTTACTGCTAACCCTGATGATATCAGTGGGGCGGATCCCCAGTATCAGGGATCGTTTAGTCATTTGATCTACAAGGACAGTCAAAATATCAGTCCATTATGGGATCCCAGTCTGCTCATACTATTGGCTGCTCTGGATCATCAAGATCAACAATTGGATTCAGTACTAAGAGTGCGCCTGGGACTATGCACACGCACACCCTGGAGTGTGGAACACACACCGCATATAGATCATCCTGTACTGAATCATCGCACAGGCATATTCTATCCTGCGACCAGTGATGGTGACACTGTCATATTTGATCAGCGCAAGGAACAGCCTAAAAGGGAAATGTACACAGAATGGCACAGACAAAAACCCACGGCCAATCTATGGATGGACTTTCCCGGCAGGCATTTTCACTCATCAACCACACCCGTTGCACACGAAAGCAGATATGTGTTAACCATTAACTACACAGTTAAAGAATCCAAATAGGTAATGATGTGTCTAGGTTGATAAATACTCGACCAGGAGCACACAATGCAAGCATACAAGATCATGGCCCGAAACAGCCGCACAGGTATTAGACTACAGCGTCAATTTCTCGCTGGTGAACACATCACCGATCTCAGCAGAGCCAATCTTGTGGCACAGCAGTTTGCTGAAAGCCAAACGGCCAAGGATCGTGAAAATTGGGAACCTGTGGTTGCTGTCTACACAGTGGGCTTTAAACCCGGTAGTCAGTGATAATGTTCTAATCACGTTTGCTGCTATTGATCAAAATGAAAAAATAAATAGCAGCATGAATGAGTGTTTCACAAAATTATCACTAGGGCTTTCGCCGTCTAATCCTTTATTTGAAGACTGTAAAACTTTTGATTACGGGCATGTTGATGTTACTAAAAATCAAGGCAAAGAAGGCAGGGTCACCCACGATGTTGCGATATCAGCCACGTTCAAACAGCATAAAGTTCCGCAGAATTATTTCGAGAACGAACCAATTCTAGAACTAATACAAGAGTTTAATTTATACCCAAGAATACTGTTAATAGAACCCGGATACATCTATAATTGGCATAGAGATGTTTACCGTGCTACTGCATTTAATTTAATGTTGACACAAGATGATCAGTATTTGGTTATGTTTGCACATGAGCACAAGAAGGATTCGCTTATGCCTCGAGACTACGTCTATTTCCCCTATACTAGACTCACCTACGAACCCAATCAATTTTATCTGTTAAACACACAAATACCACATAACAGTATTAATTACGGAACTGAATCTAGATATGTTTTGTCAATGGGCTATTATGAACTGAATCCCTTGATAACCAAAGGGCCAATTACATCCGACCACTATTATTCAACTGTTGATAAACTAAAAGAAAAACACCTAGTTGATACATTGTGTGGTAATTTTAACGATCAGTGATACTGATAGTTAATTGAGTCTTGATTTTCTCTATAGGTAGTGGCCCCGTTTTTGTGATGAAACTTGCGAGCCATTTCTGTTTTTGGGCTCAGTGTTACAAAGGTTTTAACTTGGGGTTCGTGAGTCTTGATATCCTCTTGAGCCGCTTCTATAAGACTGCGACCCGCACCGGCTGCATAACTCCAAATGGTATAGAAGACCGCAGTAGAAGTATTCACAGCCACATTGGCAAGATCGTCTACACTTTGTGGAATTTCTGCTAGAAACTTCACACAGGTCACAGCCATGGGCTCACCTGTTTCACTCTTCAACACATAAACTCTGGAGTTCTTGTCCACTCTAAAGTCTGCAGGGATCTCAGGTCGAACAGGATCGTCCTTGAGCAGTCGTATCAATTCGTCTGTGAGTGTGGTGATTCTTTCTAGCATGATGGTCCACTAAGTTATGTTTAATTATATACTGCTATTTAACCTTTGTCAAGAAAATTCAGTGAATATTATCAAGAAGATAATTATAACAAATGACCACAACTCCGAGACTAATCATGATAGGCGACAGCTTCTCTGTTGAACCCATGGAATCAACAGACGCCACCATCACATGGCCGCGACAGGTGGCTGCTGACCTAGGACTCAAATTAATGCCCCTGAGTCAGCATGGAGTCAGTCAAGATTGGTGCTTTCAACAGTTGAGAGCAGGATTTCATTCTGTGAATCAAATCACAGCTGAAGATCGAATCGTCATATGTCTAACACATCCCAACAGATATTGGTTTGTGCAAGATGAACCCAATCTCAGTAACATGCACATCATAGGTATGGATCAGTATGTTTCCAAGGAAAAAAACAAGGCCATAGAAGGATTCATGCAGCACATTCAACGACCACAATTGGATACTCTGCACATGATGATGAGATTGGGTTGGCTCACCAGTTACATCACTAGACTGGGCTTGCCCAAGCCTTTGATATTGCGCTGCTTTGACATAGACGTCAGTGAAGCTCAACACCACCAAGAAATAGCCTGGGCCACGGGCACCTTGTTTGATATCCAAACGCAAGAGTTTGCGGAACCAGGCACTCAAAGTGATCAATATTTTAGAGGCGTGGACTGTAGATACAATCACATCACCTTGAGCAATCATGGCATACTGGCCAAAAAAATTGTGGATTTTTTCCAACAAGGTCTAACAGTGGATCTTGCTGACGGATTCGTTCAAGGACTTATTCTCAAAGACAGTTGGCGAGATACAGATTTTTGTGCGAGAGAATTCAATCAATATCGCATCACGGACATGCATGCTAGGCCTGCGTGGACTATGTCAAAAATAATGAAACGACCCAGTTGGTGAAGTTTCAAGTTTTTTGTCACTGACCATGCCCTGCAGCTAACTACTGTATGACCAACAAATACTCTACACTATATGTGATCGGTGACAGTTTTTCTGTACCGCCCAAACCCGAAGACACCACAGTGACTTGGCCACAACAGGTGGCTCGTGGACTTAAACAACAATTGGGGCATGATGTTGTTTTAGAAAATCTCAGCATCATGGGCTGTGCTCAAGACTACTGTTGGGACGTTCTGCAGCATTTGTTAGAACATAGAATTACAGAAAATGACTACATTGTCATAGCTCTAACGCATCCCAGTAGATTTTGGTTCCTAGATAGACTACCCGAAATGACCAACAGCAACATCATTGATTTGGACAGTTTTGTCACCAAGGATGAAGCCAAAGCCATTGAGTATTACATACGTTATATTCAACGAGTTAGATTAGATCTCATACACATCAACAATCGCATGGGCTATCTTGCCTATCAGACTCTAAAGAAAAAACTCAACAGACCTATAATAATGAAATGCTTTGGGCAGGATGTGGATCAAGCTGAAACCTGGCAGGAAATCAATTGGGCCAAGGGCGTACTGATGGATGATGTGCAACAATGGGAATTTGAAGATATCACGGCAGATCTTGATGCTAAATTTTGGTACGGACTCGATGGCAGATACAATCACATGTGCCTAAGCAATCACAAAATTCTAGCGGATAAATTGGTTCACAGTCTTCTCACAGACACTCAGCTAGACCTTACAGAAGGATTTGTCAAAGGCTTGATCAAAAACAATGCGCTTAAAGACGATGACTTTATTTTCAAAGAATTAGACGTGGCCACTGTACGATCAAATCTAGAACATCGTGACAGATACAGGCCCGTATTACCTTGGGCAAAACGTCGCAAGATATACACAGGACAGGTTGACAAATAAATAATAATAGTGTATACTGTACTATACCTAGGAGGATTTTTATGTTTGGAACAAATTATACAGGTGGTATCACAGACTACCGCTCAGCAGAAGAAGTAAACTCAGCAATGGGCCGTGTCTACGGACATATGAGTCTTGCTGTTATTGTAAGCATGATTGTGAGTTACTTTGTGGGCTCTAGCCCAGAATTGTTGCAGTTCTTTTTTACGGGTGCAATGAAATGGATTGTGATTTTTTCACCCTTGGTAGTCATCCTGGCATTTGCTTTTGCTGCCCAGCATTTTAATAAAGGGCAACTACAACTATTTTTATATGCGTTTGCGGCTCTAATGGGTTTGAGCTTTGCCACAATCTTTGCGGTGTTCACCATGGGATCAATTGTATCGGCATTTATGTCAGCAGGTATACTGTTTGCTGTAATGAGTGGTTATGGCTACTTTACCAAACAGAGTCTTGACAGCATGGGCAAGTTCATGTTTGTGGGATTGATTGCTATCATCATTGCAAGTATAATCAATATCTTTATTGGTTCAACAGTGATGCAGATGGTGATCTCAGCTATTGCTATCATTGTGTTTCTGGGTCTAACTGCCTACGACACACAGAAGATTCGTGAAATGGTTTCAGTAGATGGCGATACAGGTCGTGAAGAAGTTATGGGCGCATTAACTCTCTACATGGACTTTATCAATCTGTTTATCAACCTACTACAGTTGTTTGGCATTAAGAAAGATTAATGTGGCGACTCAAATACTATTTGGCCACAGGGCAGTTGAGATCTAAAACATTCTCAACACTAGAGCAAGCTGTGAGATTTTCAGTTTACTCTATATACGCTTGGGATGTCTACGACTGTTATAAGATCGATTAATCTAAAGACTGGGCCTGTTCTAGACTCAGCTCTTGATCTTCTAGTTCGCGAATTTTATCTGTAATTTCATCAATAAGACCTAGGTTTCGAAGTATTTTGAAAACTAGGTTTTCTACTGACCACTCGCCCGCACGTTCCAGTCCTGCCTGACGCATTTTAGTGATCTTTTCTTTTACTAGTCTCAAGCGGTTGAGATCTTTACTTAATAGAGCAGTTTCAATGTCGTGGATGACTGAATCTTTTTTAGCTTCCACAGCACTGTCATCTACTTCTGGTTTTATTTTCTTTGGTTCGACCAGCCATTGATTGTCAGCTATGCTATACACTCCGGTACTGTGGTGTTCTTCTTCTTTGCCCTGAACATAACATTCAACAGGAAGACCTTTGATGGTGATATTGTGTTGTTCGCCCCAGAGTGCCTTTTTGGCATTGAATAGTTCTCTAGCAGCATCATCTACTTCACCTTGAACAATAAGATGCAGATCTAGGTCTGAATGCTCGGTCCAGGTATAGTTGGCATTTGATCCTGTAATTGTATAATCTACTACATCAAGATCAATGCCGATAAACTCTTGAAATGCATCGGCAATTTCTTTGAGTTTTTGTGCCACCGCTGGGTCGAGTGCATCACCGTTCCATATCTTGGGATTGAGACGGCGATTAACTGTGATTATATCTGATCGTTCGTGTAATTCTCTTAGACGCATCTACTATTTAGCCCACATTAAATGATAATGTGTTAGTACATGATCGTTGTAGAATTCTGCTACTAAACGACAATACATGTCGTTTTTTTCTAATACTATTTGACATTGATCTTCAGGTTGCGTTAACAACCAATTGGTATGATCTAATCCTAGCGTTTTATGCACTTTGGGCCAATCAATTTCAATGTTTTCGCCCTCGCTATCTAACCATTTATACAACTCTACTTTTTTAGTCTTCATCGCCAAACTGCTTGTTTAAAATCTCACGCATCTTACTTGATTCAACATTGGCACGAACCTTGCCTAGACCAACACCTTGAGTTGGATCTTGTATAACACCATCTTCATCGATGCGTCCTTGAATAGTACTACGAGCCTTGATTGACTCAATTATACTAGAACTACCTCTGCTTGTTGCACCGTTATTTTCTTGTTCGTCCTCGGGTAGGTCACTGATTCTTAAACTTTCTAGATTGAACTCTAGATCAATCTTCATGCCTACCCCACTACTTGACCGTGTCTTCATCAACTGCAATTGATAGCGACCACGTTCACGCATAGCTCGACTGGTAAAGATACCAAACACATTATCTGCCGTTTGAATCTTGCTCAAACCACCCGAGATGTGACTGTGATCAAATTCAACTTCTTCTACAGCACCACGATTTAACTGTGCCGCAGTAACGAACACACAGTTCTTCTCCACTGCTAGATTACGAAGTTCTTCTGACACATACTTGTCTTTGATGAATAAGTCAGCCGGGCTGATCTTTTTACTTACAGGCATTAACAAGTCTAAGTAGTCAACTAACAGTACGTCTACTTTTTTGCCTACTTTAATTTCATATTCTTTCAGGTATGCACGAATGTCGTTGGCAGTCTTGCCTGAGGGCATGTATTTTATCTGTAGCATGCCCGACTTCTTGCCGATCATTTTAACTTTCATTTCAACATCATCTAGATCTTTAAAAATGTCTTTAGTTGATGTTCCTGTTATCATTGCATCAATACGCATACTGACCAGTGCTTCTGAAAGTTCAAGAGTTAGATAGACCACATTAAGACCCATCAATGCCCAGTTCACACCCAAGTTAGCCAAGAACAAACTTTTACCTGCGCCGGATCCACCGGCAAAGATGTTTAGTTCACCACGATTAAATCCACCAAATAACTTACGATCCATACAGGGCCAACCTGTGCTCACCTGTCCATTCTTGTCTTTGATGCCCATCAATCGGCCACGAGGATCAGCAAAGTAGTCTGTGCCCATATCTCGGGCAAGTCCAATCTGTACAGCTTCTTTAATTAATACTTCCACTGCACCATAGTCATGTTTTTCTAATAGATCAGCTGATTGTATAATTGCACGTTCAAGAGCCTTGTGTTGAGTAAACTTCTCAAACTCATCCATGAACCAGTCCATGTGACCTTCTTTAAGATCTTCTGGACGTTTCATATCAGTGCGGCACGATGCATTGACCATTTCATAGTCTGGCAGTACATTATAGCCCTTGGCATATTCATGAATAAATTCTGCTGCATCCTGTAGTTTTCGGTCAAACAATGAATGATCAAATATACCTTGGCAGCGCACAAATACTTCGGCATCTGCCAGCATGAGTTCAAGATATAATTTTTGTACTTCGTAGTCGTAGGTCTTTATCATCGTATCACTTTATAATCCATAATAATTGTTCTGCGTGGCAATGTTTTTATAGGATAAACACCGTGGAAAATATCGCCACGAAGTATTATGCAACGGCCTGCCCAACTGCTAAATGATTTGTATAATGGTTTATCGCCTTTAGTTAAAAAAGCATACATAGACCCCCATGCATTTTCTTTTGCACTAACATTTGGGTCTTGGTTTATTTCTCCATCTAAATAGAATATCTGTGTAACACAATCGTTGTCGTGTGTATGCATGCTTTGCCAGCCGCCTGCGGCATATTCCATGCTCCATGAAATAGTTGGCACAAAATTTAGGTCAATTTTATTTCTTTTTAATCGTCGCTTGGTCCATTCGAATATACCATGTGTTGCTTCTTCCCAAGCGGGGTGTTGAACATAGTTATCAAGAAATTGTTTGTGTCTCACTGTCTGTGCAACCACAGGATCACTCCACAATGGGTACTGTCTAGCATTAAACGCCACAGTTTCGTTGCTGTATTCAGTATTGGGATTTGATTCAACCAGTGGCAATAGGTCTTGATACTTGGTATATTCTGTATCAATTAGCCATTGATCACCTGTTTGATATTTCTTATTATAATAAAACATATATTTTATTATACACTAATTGCTAGGTGCTTTGCAACACCAAAGTTGTATTTCCACTCTCGTTGTTTAGTGTGATACAAGACTGCTCCGATAGAACTAGATGGATCTCCTGGATTAGGTAAACTCCACCTGTACTTAAATGCAGGTTCCACAAATCGTTTATTAGCATCTGAATTCATAGCACAACCGCCCATATAAACTAGACAGTCAGTGTTGACTAATTTCTTAGCTTCTAGCATAACCATACGGATTTGATCTTCAAACACTCGTTGAACTGCGGCAGCAATATCGTAACGGTCTTGTTCATTTCCAATGTCATGCGGCCAATCGAGGATGCCCTTGTGCATGTTCTTACCAGAGATTAATAGTCCGCTCATGTATTTGTGAACATCATGTTTATAACGATGTGGGTCGCCCTTCTTAGCCATTTGTTGCAATAGATATTCGTCTTGTATTGGAGTCATTCCTAACAAGTTAGTAAATGCGCTATAGAATAGCCCTAGACTATTAGGATAACTTCTGCTCCACACTTTGCGCATTTCTCCGTGTAGGCCTTCCCATATGGTAGCACATTCAAATTCACCTATGGCGTCGAGTACCACAATAGCACAATGATTAAAAGGACTGGTATAGTAGCCTGCGGCTGCATGACTACCATGATGCGGTGTATAAGTGATCGGAGCATAATGTTGCGCTTTCATATATCTACGTGGAAGTACCTTCATATCTAAGGCACGATGCCACTGTCCTGCGTATGCCTGTCTTGCTTTCTTTATCCAGGGTCGTTCGTACCAAAAGATACGATCTGGTGCTCCAAGATGCAGGGCATCGGTAATTATTTTGCTGTCTAATTCATCCGAAGAACCCACTTGATTGGACCACAGACTGCCGTCCTTGAATACAGCAAGACTACTTCCATGATTAAGGGCATTTACCCCCCACATGATCATTTGTAGATAAATGGATCACGTTTACGCAATTCTTCTAAACGTTTTTTCCATGCCTTGCGTTCTTGATACTTGTGCCACGGATATAAAATAAAATCTAATATTTTTTTAATCATTTTGATTCTCCAATACTGCTATCTTGTTTAGCATCTTTCTTTTTTCAATTTCAATCTTTGCAGGATTTGCCGTTGCTGTTTTTATAGCATCAACAACAACAAATAGTTTGCCATATTTTTTCACAGCGTCTGCACAATCTTTCACAGAGTCATCCCAAGTTGGAAATGCAATTGACCAACCTAGTTCTTTAGCTTGATCTATTAGAAACGTGCCTGCTTTATCTTGATCTGGGATCACAATCACTTCTTTGCCTATACTGTTAATTATCCGAGCCTGTTGGTCGGAGATTTCATTAGTGAGCAAGGCCACCCCGCCGACGCTGATAGCGTCAAATGGGCCTTCTACCACAAACAGATATCTATGTGCCTCACATTGTTCGTCAACGTTGAACACAAAGAATGGATGTTGATCGGACAAATACTTGGGCTTTCCGTCTGTGACTTTACGTGCTGTGTTGCCTACAATTTTTCCAAGATATTTGAAAGCAATGATGACACGATCTGCATAGCCTGCTTCTGGACTCCAGAAGAAGTGATCGCTCAACGGATCGTAGCCTCTACCTACCACATATTCTACCGCCTTGATCAACTGTTGTTCTTGAACATCAGTCAATTGAGAATCCAACCATTCAATTAAAGGTAATGCACCTTCGGGCAAGGGCTTTTCTGTGAATGTGGGTTTTTCTACAAATGCTTCTGGTTGATATTCTGTAGATTCGGTTTTCATCGCTTCAAATATCAACTGCTTGATATCGTCGTCATTGGCGCCTAACCATTGACAAAGACTTTTAAATTTAGCAGTGATTGGGGAGCCGGGTTTCCAACCTGTAGAATATTTGCAATTGAAACAATTATAGACAACACTGTCTGTAATAATAATACCGCCACGCTTTCTAGTGTCGTGTGCATGACCTCTATGCTGACAGCAAGGAGCATTGAAACTAATCCAGCCGCTGGGACTGGTCTTTAATTTTGAAGGAAGGAGAGTTCTAAACTTATCAAGAACAAGAGTCATACATACAGTATACTATCTATATAGTACGCTGTCAACTTTTCCTGTGTTTGATAAATCCGGAATATATTTGATTCTAAACCAATTGAATTTGCCAGTGATGTTTTGATAAAGAACAGGATCCTGCATGGCACTTATAGTTTCTAGATCAACCCAGCGTTCAGGATTTCCGCCTGCACTTTGACTGCCCTGAATGATGATATCGCCAATGTAATTGGACATGTTGATTTGGAATGTATGCAGACTCTGCGGAGTACCGTACTGGGGTTGTGCATCAATAATACCACTGATATAGTATAATGATGTGCCGGGGTCGTAAGGTTGATAATTTTTAAATTCTTTTATTACTAGACTATCAACTGGTTCTCCGAATACATCCCCAGTGATTTCTATGGGGCTAAATGCGCCATACTGACTATCTATATACAAGGAGTTTTTAGCCGTGGTCACATGTGCATCACCATCAAGCGTTCGTGTCTCGGTGTTTACAGAGTATTGATAAAAGCCAGGTTCGATGTCTCTCAATTCCGAATTGTATAAAATAACATATGCCTTGCCGCTCGACGCACTCTGAATTACACAATCCTTTTGCAGTATGAGTTCTTTAGATTCTCTATTCACTAGATTGAAAACTAGATATGATCCTGTTATGTCTTGGGCCTTCTGGTCAGAATTACGCACCTGCAGGTCTATTCTGTTATCGACACCTCGATGGATTTTTAAGTTGCGATTATACACTCTACGATACCTCTCTGTTTGCCAGGCGGCTAACGTATTTGTAAATACGTCTATCTTGTTTGGATATAAATAAACTGAAATAAGTTGCATACACTAGCGGACCTTTACACTATTTATCTATGAGAATCACACATAACTTACAAGAAAACTTTCCTTTTATCAGTGTTGTAACCCACGTTGATCAGGAATATGTGGGTATCATAATCAACCAAGATTCTGCTATCACCAGCATGTATGACTATGCACACATCAAAACTGAAGAAGAAAAAGCAAAATTCTTAGAACTAGGAGAAGTTTGGTGGTGGGAATCAAATAGACAGATTCCTATTAATATATTTTTACTTAAAGAAATTTATGCTTTCCGATACACCATCAAAAACTTTTCAACCAAAGATGTCAAGGTGTTATTTGGTCCCTGTACCAGCCTTAATAATATCATTGTAAAACGTATCAAGCGCAAATCAATCACATTGGTTAGACGGGCTACTTGATGCCAATAATCATTACTCGATTAAAGGCCTTGTCTTCAAATTCAAATCTTTTAATGCCATCGTAGAGCTGTTCGCTCATGGGGTACTTTAGCATTAGGTCCTTGATACTGGACATAGAATTAACATGATCCTCATCTAGCATATCGCTGGCCTGTAGACATACCACTGTGCCCGCTGGGATATTTGCGTACCATTGACTCGAAGTCATGTGCTCAACACTGGAATTTATAATCACATCTGGTCTTGGTTTATATTCCAACAGATTGATGTCAACGGTATGTGCCTTGAATTCCCAAGCTCGATAGACCCATAGATTGTTGATGGCCTCTGCTATAGGTTCACATGCGGGATCTTGGTCAAAGCTACGGACCTCCAGCACAGGTATTTTATTTCTAGTACGGATTAAAAAATTAGCCAAGGCATACCATCCCGCTAAAATCCATATACGATAACCGTCCTCAATAGGTCTATGTTCTTCAAGTGTACGCTCTAATCGATCCACGAGCCAAATCTTGCTCTGTATCTGAGCACTGCTAAAGGCATCAAAGTTCATTGGAATCCATAACTAATCTGTTCACAGATTAAATTCATCTGTACAACGATAGCAACAGCATAGGCAGTGGCATGACTCTTCTTAAAGTAGTAATCACCAGTCTCTGGCTTGGTCCATACTTCCGTCATGATCGTCGTCCAAGGCTTCCCAATCAGATAACGTTTGGCTGGGCGGATCATAGCTAGGACGGCAGATAATTGTTCCACGGAAGTCGGTAGGGTCTTCCGGATTATATCTCCATGCCCGTTCAAATGAAATAACAGATTTACAAATTCGTCTTGTTGAAGTAAGTCCCATAGTGGCTCCTGATTCATTAGATAAACTAGATGTTCTTCATCACGAACACCTTTATAAATTCCAACATTGAGAAAATCTATTTTAAAATACTTTTCTTCTTCTGCCTGTTCATAGGGAAGTTGACATAGACCACTAACTGCATCTACAGGAACAGCGTGTAGATATACACCTGTGTTATGCTTGACCAATCGTTGATTGTCTAGTCTACTGGCAGGGATGTGTTCAAACAATTTTAATGCTTGATCGCGGTCTACAAAGTCTATGTCAATATCCGGCATTAGTTCAATCTCGTGGTTTCAAACAATAGCAAAGGCAATGTATCTGCTAGAAACTGTGCATACTCTTCAGAATCTTCGCGATCATTGAACCCCGTAAATTTTACAAATACATCGTCGGAATCTTCCGCAATCACTATCTCAATGTCTATATCGTCTCTAGATATATGTTCTTCGTTGTGTGCTAACTCTACTTCTTCGTCTTCTACAGGTGGTGCGCTTGCTTCTTCTTTTCTTTTCTTATAAATCATAATATTTTCGCCTCCTTGATGACGTCTTTAACTAACTCTACATCTGCGGGTAAAGATTTAAAACGTCTGGACCAATAGTTAGGATCAATAATTGGACCAACTATATCTAGTTGCTCATCATTCATACGCTTTAACATTTCCTTCCCCGACTTGCTATTTAACACCATCCACGGACTAATCAATCCTTCCTTGATATCGTGCGTAGCGCGGTTGAGATTAACGTATTGAAAGTAGTGTTCCCAGGGGGCTGAGTTAGCATCACTCCATTCCATCATGGTTTTGATGGTTCTCTGTATTGCACCGTCTGCTGGTTCTATTTTTATCAGCTCACTGATATAGGTATCATAAAGTTCATCTCTGCACCAATGATCTAGTTTTACTCCACTCTTGACCACAAAGTCAATAAATCTCTCTGGATAGATAGGAGCAGTGTTTACAAGAAAACTACCAAACTTTACCATGGCATTGTAGAATGAACTACCTGCAAAATCATCAAAGGTCTTGGGACTAGAACCTCGCTGTGCCAGTTCATAAAATCGTTGGAATGTTAACAGGCCTGCCTGAACATGTCTTTCATTCTTGCTCATGTGTCTACGTTTCTGTTCACAGACATGCACAGCCAAAGTTTTTTCTTTGACAAATTCTTTGCCGCAGTATTCGCACTTATAATTTAATGTCTGCAATTTGCTTCTTATCCCAACCAAGGTCCTTAGCATATTCTTTTATTTCTTTGTCTGTAGTTATTGCTGCTAGAGTTTCAACATCTGTCATTTTCATGTTCGGAAACAGCTCTGCTAGAAAATCTACTTTTTTATTTTTTTGTTTTTTAAGAGGAATCCATTCATGAAAATAGGTTTGACCTGTGCCTCTACTACAGGCACACAACGACTGCCAAACCAGTTTGGGATGTTTTTGAATATTATTCCAATTTTTATTGTAGTATTCATTTACGGTCAAAACAAAATGCTCTTGAAGCGACCGATCACTGCTTTTAACACTGCTGATATATCTATTAAGATTCCAGAAATCTCCTTTGATCTCTTTCCTTCCATCATCAGTGGCGGCATCCCATAAGTCTTTCATTCCAAGATCAACTGCTGGAATTATTTCTTTAAAGAGGTCTATGTGTTTATTTGCCATTGTCTTTGCTTAGGTGATATATTATTATAACACGTTCTATTGCTTCTTGTAAAGTGGGATTTGTCCGGGCAGCCCGCCGAATTTTACCCCAAAGTTGATCTTCCATCATGTGATCGTGCAACGGTCTTCCATCACTCGTGCGCGGATCAAAGTTTGGATTATCTTTATTATACATCCACCCTTGTACTTGTTTATTCGAGTCGCCTGCTTCTGAGGCATATACAACGCTATCTTTGTGTTCGTATGTATAGGTAGCACCTGGTTTAAGATTTCCCATTTTTTGCGTACCCTACAGTTTCACGCTCTATATCATCGTGATCAAACTCTGCCCAATATAATTCAAAAGCAACACAATCAGCTACTGCTTCAAATTGATGATATTCTCCGGGTGCTACCTTTGTATACTCTCCGGCTCGTAAAAGTGTTTCATCAACTAGATCATAGTTGTTTTTCCAAACACGAATGATCATTTCACCTTTTTCTACAAAGAAGCCATTCCATTTGTATTGATGTTTATGCTTGGAACATGTGCCGCCTTTTTTGGCTTCAATGCGGTGAAATTCCAATACACCATTGGCTTCTAATAATTCTGTCTGTCCCCAAACTTTTCCTGCTTTCATTTTAAATAACCTTATCTAATTGTAAAATTTCGCTCTGTCTACTGATTTCTTTAACAAAATATGCACATGGCGGACTAGGACCATCATGCAATGGCACAGTGAGTAATTGTCCGTTTTTCATTTTAGGAAAGTACCATCTCACGTCTTGATAGATATTTACTATTTCAATGGGCATATACTCACATTTAAATCCATTTATGGGATTAAAAATAAATGCATCAAATCCACGTTCATTTAGGCTGGTCAGGGGCAAAACTTCAGGGTCTAGTCCACAATCTCGATCTCCAACGATCATGCACCAGTCTAGTGGCATTTGTACTTCATAACCTCCCACACTTAATAATATAGCAGGCGAGTTAAATGATTCCAAAAATATCAACGGCATAAAAAAGAAATCTGGTTCGTTAGGATTGGAATTATCTAATACTGAAAATCTAGTGTCTTCGTCTACCTCATCTGGCAATTCGTTTAGATCAAAAGATCTATTGTTTAGGGTTAAAATTTTCATATGGATACCTTGGTAATTGTAAAGGGGTACTTGGCCTCTTTGTAAAATTTCTTTCGTTCAGTGAGATGTCGTTTGGAATATTTGCACTGTGAAGTTATGTCCCAGATTTCAACGTGGTCTTTGTCTTGCGCTTTTCTAATGCCTCGCCCAATACTTTGTATAACTCGGACAAAGCTCTTTCCGGGCTCCACAAGAACCAAATTAAAAATCCTAGGGATATTAATACCCACAGCGGCCACACCATAAGTCGCCACAATAATCTTACCATCACTTGTTTTAATCTCGTCATATTCTTCTTTCCTATCGCCTAGCTTCATTCCACCACTAACGAATACAGCTTCCGGTATGCGCTCAATCAATTTATTCCCAGTGTCAATTCTGTTGATTAACACTAGAGTATTTCCTGTTAAAGCTAGTGATTGTATTTTATTTGCCATCCAAGTAATTCTAGAATCGTCGGTGACCAAAAATGCATATTCGTCTGCAAAACTTCTAAATTCCTGTACTTCGTTGGTTTGCAAAATGTTAATTTGTAATTGTGCTAGAACGCCCTTCTCCTGTAGGTCATGTGCCGATACCTGATTGATAACTGGTCCGATGCTGGCAAGGATGCCTTGAAATTCCCATGCTTCTTTGGGAATAGTTCCCGTGAGTCCCCATCGTATAGCACAGTTGCTAAAGTTCTGTGTCAACAATTTCGTTAACACTTCTGCCTTGGCCTGATGAACTTCATCGATAATAATTGCAGATACTCCAGCAGTAAATTCAGCTAACGATAACACTTCGTCATCGTAACTTTTCTTATCGAGTACATTAAGACTTTGCCAGGTGCAGATAGTGTGCGTCTTACCTAATTCTTTTCTGTCGCCGAAGTATACACCCACATCTAGTCCAAGGTTTTTGTAGTCTTCTTCAGTTTGTACAACAAGAGATTTGTTCGGAACAATAACCATCGTACGCCCATACGCCTCACAAAGATGCGACAATGTCGCTGTAGTAATTGTTTTGCCTGCACCTGTAGCTACCTCCTGTAATGATTGTGAGTTTTCTAAAAACTTGTTAACAACGTCGTATTGATAATCACGAAGTACAATAGGAGTTCCTGCTTCAGGATGCCCCTTGGGCCATGTCTTGCCCTTGTCTGCCCAGTAGTTTTCTGTTATAGGAGCAAATTCTATCTTGGTGTGATGTCGTTGATCTTCAATATCTATTTCATATCCAGCTTCTTCTACGATGGGCAATATAACATCAAGGTGTGCAAGATAACCAGTACCACCGATGCTAAAATAGGTTTTTGTACCATCCCATCGACCCAGTTTGTATGATGGCATGTGTCGGGCATATGGTAGATCAAATTTCAATTTGTTAACAATTTTACGCCGTGTTTCAACACTGAGTCCTTCCAACTTGATATTAACTTCATCTCGAATCACTAGTTTACAAACTGACAATTTTCTGTTTCCTTGTAGGAGTTGGTTTTATGTCACTCAAATAACACACACAAGGATGAGTATCTAACCACACAGATGAAGTGGGTTCGTTGATTGGTGTGTAGCTATTTGTTACAACTATTTTAACATCAATGTTGTCTTTAAACAACCACTTAGGGGGTTTATGAAAGAATATAAGTATTTTACCTTCTTGAACTTTACCACCAAGATTGTTGTCTTTGATCCATGCATTTAGCTGAGATTTCTTTTCAGTGGGGTCTCGAAAACACACCCTGATATCTGATCTTGGTATACCGGCAATATCAGCAGACTCGACAAATTTTTGCAACCAATCAATGCTGTCTTGAGTATTGCGATCAATTAACACACAGACAATCCCATCGACCTGCTTGTAAAGGTCAAAGAAATCTCTATTAGATTTCATCCAAAAAAATCTTGATTTAGATGAACAGATAACCTCAAGTTTGGTCTCTATTGGTCGATCAAATCGAGTAGGATACCCCATGCTTTTGGCCAAGAATATATTTTGGTCTATATCATCCTGTTTGTGTTTTTGATAAAATAGTTCTGCATCTTCAGTGGCATTACACAGCACTAATTCACCAGCTGTGATATATGCACAGGGGATAATTTGATCCTGTTGATCCCAAATCTCTGCCACTGTGTCAACCAACGTGAGAAAAGTGTCATCAAGTTCAAAGTCATGCTTTCTGCAAAATTCTTCAAGCTGTATGATATTATATTTGTAAACATTTAGCACACGCAGTTTTCTATCACTGTCCCAGGTGTTGGAACTGTATGGTGTATTTTCAGTATGAAATTCTTTTTCGAAGGCTTCTTTCAATGCATATGGAAATTTTAAACACACTGTGATCTCACCCTCTTCGGACTGTTCTACAAATATTTTTCTAGTAAGATCTAATTTTCTAAAGGTGGTTTTCCATATAGGTGTGTCTATCAACGTGCCATAATCTATGCCGAGACTGTTGGCAAACGTTTTGTACTTGGACAGAATTTTCAGTAAAAAACCACCTTGATTAGCAGTTAATTGATTACCGAGATCTAGTGTATTATAGAATCCATGTATGGCAGCACGATCTTGATCTTGCAAGATTGTTATATCAAACAGTGTCTGATTATAAAATTCAACTAATAGATCTTCTACACAAGAAAATTTTGTCATACTAATACTATACTGTATTTCTTAACAAAAGTCAATGATTTTTCAATAATTTTTTAATGCGGCAACAAGGCGTTGTATTGGAATCCCTGTGGATATTTCTTGCACTGTCCATTCGGTATGACACAGTTTCACAAACCATTGTGTTCTGTCTGGCAAGATTGGCCTATTGATATTTTCAATGACATCGCTGACGTCAAATGCCAAACTTGTGTGGTCGCAGATCACAGGAATTCCACTGATCGCCGCTTGCACAGCAGGACCGCTGTTGTGATTTATCACGCAGTGATATTTGTAATTGATATCAAATGAATCATAGCTATTTGGAATTTTTTTTGGCTGCTCAACTGTGACTCCTTGAATATTCAAACTTACCGGCGATCGCGGATGCGGTCTCACTACCACAGATTTATCAGTGAATTTTCTAATTTCTGCCACTTTTTGTTTCACCCATTCCGCCATGGATGATTGCCCTTCCCACTGAAGACTACGCTCATGTTGACAAGCAATTAAAATTTTATTATTTCTATTATCGTCAACGGGTTTCAAATCCACGCCTAGAATTTTTGGTCGTGCTTGATCAAGATTTTCACTATTTCCAAAAATTCCCAGGCCATGGATGTGGTCTAAACTGATACGCCAAGTGGTGCCTCGGATGAGATTGCCCACCTCAATGATCATCACTGGTTTTCTTTTTGCTCGGCATTGATTGTAGATGAGTTGATTGGCCTGCATGCGACCATGCCATAACACTGACCAAATCACATCCACGTCTTGACCCGAATCTACCACCGAAAAACCGGTATTTTTGATACCTTGTTCCAAGGCTGCAAATATTGGAGCACTGTTAAGAGCTCCGTGGGTTTTATGAATTTTGAATCTCATCAGTCAAATAAATATATGTGTATTTAATCAATATCTATGACAAAATTTTCAAAACGAATGAAGAAGGCTCACCGTAAAGCACGAAATGTGCTGGCTGTAGGCACGGCGTTGGGTAATCTAGAGGATCTGTTAGAAACCTTTGACACGGTATTTGTGGTCAATGGCACACTACCACGTATTCAAAAAAGAAATGTGGTATACAGAGAAAATTTCGATAATATCCATTTGGTGTCTGATGTGGATTTAATAATTATTGATTTTGTACATGAAGAATTTATACCTGAACTTCAGCAGATATGGCGCCGAACACAGCCCACGATCATAATTGAAGGACCTGAACTGATATCTAAAGAATGTCAAAAATTATTGAAATCAGATCACTACGCTATTAGAGAAGTTGCTAAAAATTACTACGTGTGGAAGAAATAACCTAGCATTGAAAATATCTCATAAATAATTCACCTTATCGAAACTAGGAAAAATATGAAAAAAATTGCATTTGTCACAGGCATGACAGGACAAGATGGTCCTTACCTTGCCAAACTACTTTTAGAAAAAGACTACAAGGTCTACGGACTGGTCAAACGATATTCAAATCCAAATTTGGATAATATCAAATTCTTAGGAATTGAAAACGACATTGAGTTAATTACCGGTGATATTACAGACGACGGTTGTATGAATCATTTGGTAAAGAGTTTAAGACCAAACGAATTTTATAACCTTGCTGCTCAAAGTTTTGTCGGAGCCAGTTGGGATCTTAATAAAATGACCACTGAGGTCAATGCTGTTGGAGTTTTAAATATTCTTAACGCTGTCAAACAACATAGTCCAGATACCAAATATTACCAAGCTAGTACTAGTGAAATGTTTGGCAACAGTATTGAAATTTCAGGTGGAAAACAAGACGAAAAAACTCCGTTTTGGCCACGTAGTCCTTACGGTGTTGCTAAGTTGTATGCATACTGGATGACTGTAAACTTCCGTGAAAGTTATAGCCTACATGCATCAAACGGTATTTTGTTTAATCATGAAAGTCCTATTAGAGGCAAAGAATTTGTCACACGTAAAATCACAGACGGTGTTGCTCGTATTAAACTTGGCCTTCAAGATAAAATTGTCTTAGGAAATTTAGATGCCAAACGTGATTGGGGGTTTGCCGGAGATTTTGTGGAAGCCATGTGGTTGATGTTGCAACAGCCCGAGCCAGGCGACTATGTGATCGCCACAGGTGTGCAATATACCATTGGCGATTTGTTAGAACGTGCATTTAAGTATGCTGGCATTGACAATTGGCAAAATTATATTGAAACTAATCCAGCATTTGTACGTCCTGCTGAATTACACAGCCTATGTGGTAATCCTACCAAGGCAGAATCAGTGCTAGGTTGGCAGCGTAAGACTGATTTTGACGCTCTTGTTAAAATGATGGTCGACGCCGACATTAAACGATATGGTGGCAACCAAGGTGCAGATTGGACATTACAAACAAGATGAAAAAAGCAGTAGTCACTACATTTCACAAGGCTGGTTATGAAAAATATGGCCGAAAAATGATTGAAACATTTTTAAAAACATGGCCATCAGATATTACATTGTATGTCTACCCAGAAGACTGTGAAATAACCGAGTCTGCCCCTAATCTAGTGGTTAGAGATTTACATGCCACTGTGCCTGCACTAGTAGCATTTAAAGAAAAGTGGAAAAATGACCCCAGGGCCAATGGTCTTGTAGCCACTGGACCTGTTGATCGAAAAGGCAAAGCACCTGGAGTGGGATTCCGCTGGGACGCTATCCGGTTTAGCCATAAAATTTATTCAGTGTGCCACGCTGCCGCAAACTGTGATGCCGATGTACTATTTTGGATGGATGCTGATATGGTGTGTCATACACCTGTTCCCCATCACTTTATAGATAAAATGGCTGCTTCTAACATTGGTCTAGGGTTTTTAGGTAGAGAGAAAAAGTTTACAGAATGCGGCTTGTATTCCATGAACTTGCAGGACAAAAACACTCAAGAGTTTCTTGTTGAATTTCAAAAAGCCTACGACACTGGCAGACTGTTTACCATGAGTGAGTGGAACGACTGTTGGGTTTTTGACATTGTTAGGAAAGAAGTCAAACAACGTCATCCAGAATGGCAATGGTATGACTGGAGTGCAGGTTTATTCAAAGGTGAAGGCCATCCTTTAATCAATAGTGCATGGGGTGCATACCTTGATCACCTTAAGGGCAAACGCAAAGACTACGGTAAGAGCGCAAAGAGTGATTTAATTGTAAATCGCCACGAAAAATACTGGATCAGTTCTCCAGGCTAAATTCGTGTTTAGAATGTTTGGCCTTGTAGTGTTCAATGTAAGGTCCAAGCACAGTATGACGCAACGGTGTCTTATAGCCCTTGGTGAAATCTTTGCAAAGATCATTTCCCGGGGCTTTTAATTTCTCAAAAACATATCCATAGACATCGTTGTCATAAAATCTTCTCAACATGGTGTTGTCGCGTTCTACGTAATGTCTTTTGTATTCACTGGCAAATTCTTTAAACTGCGGATGACGAGTATTAACTGCAAAGAATCCAGTCTCTGGAACGAACCACCTACCGGGACTTCCATCTTTAGCCGCAAAGTATGTCACTCCCATATGAGTGCTAAGTACCTCATTGGGTAGTACTTCCAATAATAAATCCATTGGCAACTCTTTCACTGATAACACATCAGCATCTACCCAAACAATTCTATCTGCTGTTGAGTTTTCCATAGCATGGATAAAACTAAATGCTTTTTTTGCAAACTTTTTAACCTGTTTCTCAGCAGTGGTCTGAAATTCATAATACTCAGATTTAAAATCGTCAAACGATATCTGTTTCAATCTAGGATGTTCCGGCAAATAAAATTCTTCTACATAACATGTCAATGTCAATTCTTTTGGCCAGTATTTGAGCCATGTTTCAACACAATCTTTACCTATAAGATCATAATACCTTTGATTAAAACTTGTTATAATTTCTATGTTCATACGTATTTTCTCATATGTGCCCAACACTCGCCGCTTTCAATTTCGGCAAAGTTCCAATGAAACATGGCCAGTCTTTCTGCCCAAGTTTGTCTGTCCGGAAGGTTGGGATTTTCGATTTGGGCTAGATCAGTGTTGGCAATTTCTGCGCATTGACTTCTTGTAGGGTCTGTAACAAAAATAGGAAACCCTTCAATGGCAGCACCCACAGTAGGACTGGAATTATGATTGACCACTGCCCAACAATTTTTTAAATCATGTTCCAACGAGTGTCCATCTCTGGATAATCTCACTCCTTTCAACATGCCTATTTTTTTAATGAGGTTGTTGGGACTTAGATATCCCTTGGCTCCTTTGTCTCCTGGATGCGCACGAATAACGATGTCTCTCGTAGAATGTTTGCGTAGTTCTTTGATTGTTTTTGCTGTCCAGTCAATAACATCGTAGCCACCCATGCTCCACCCGCCATTTCTTTGAAGGCATAATAGAATATGATTGCCGTTTGATCTATAATCTCTAAGATTGATACCTAGATCTGTAGATAATTTTTTCCAGCGGGCAGGATCAATTTCTTTGTCACAGTAATTACCAGTATTGGGAAATATTCCATCATAGCTGTATCTCAAGTAGTGCAATGGGTTGGCTGTGTTTTTATAAAGAAATAAATTGCTGTCTGCAAGCAACACTCGTTTGCCTTTGGCTCTTTGATAATCGATAATCTGCTTGCGAAAATCCAAATGAGAACTTTCTTTGGAATTTTCATGTACCCAACCTATCATCATGGCCACGTCTGCGTCTACTAATGTTCGTTGAGTATGGGCTATAACTTGATCACCCATGTAGGCTACTCCCATAGCGTATCGATCAAGGATCTCGCCTTTCTCTACATTTTTATTGTTAGGCGGTAAACAGGCCAGATAGGAAACAAATTTCACTTGGTGCCTTTATCTTTCTTTTCTTTCTTGGTACTGTTGTTGTTTAACAGTTCTTTTCTATCTATACCAAGATAGTGTGTAAAATAATCTTTCAGTCTGCTGTTTTCCATGGCAAATCTACTGATATGGCCTTGAGGAATAGTTAACCAATTGTTGTAGTGTGGACAATATGTTGACATGGGCCATTTTCGTCTCACATAATTTGCTGCATGATGATCGTATGGCTGCGGCAATTTAAAAATATCGCCGTTGTACCAGGTCATAGAATAGTCTCTAATAAAATTATTAAATTCTGGATTCTTTGTATCAAATGCCACTATACCGGTGTCTATGGGGCAATCGTCTTTGTGCGGCCAATCTGACCCAGTGTCTAGTGTTGCCCAGATATTGTTGCCTGGATGTAAAATTTCCATGGCCTTGGCTCGTGACAACTCTTTTTCTACCATTATATCAGCATCTATCCACACCACCAGCCCTCGAAATTTTCTAGCAGCCCATACTTGTGTACGACTCTTCTTCCAGAATCTATCAGCTTTGCTACCGCCCATACCTTCTTTTATCCAGGGGTCTTCTGGACTTGCTACATCTTTCCAAAAATTATAGACTTTGCCAAAACCTAGATCCACCGGCTTGTCATCCCAAACAAAAACTACATCTCCGGGCAATTTATCCCACGACGGTAGTGTTAAATTGGCTGCATAATTATAATACTCTCTAGATAGACTAGTCACCCAGGTAATAGGTGCATATACCTGCGTATTATTTCTGCCTATTTCATTGGCGTAGTCTATAAGATACTTCCACCAAACATCAGCATATTCGCAGGTTCTATAATTTTCAAACCAAGGACCACCTTCGGTCCAGTGATAGGCCAACGGTTTTCCGGTAGCAGATTCCTTGTTCCATCCTACTAGAAAATTAAATTTTGTTTGCAGTTCTCCAATTTCATTATCTTGCAACCATTGAAATCTATGTAGATAAGCACCATCTTTGGTGTTGACATCATCTATGGTCAACCGCTGGTTGCTGGGATGCTCGCAGTTCCAAAGTATCATCGAACTCCAATTTTTTCGAGGATATTGTGTCTGTGTTTTTCCGTCCATTTTTGTTGTATTGGTTGGCACATGATCGTGCTTGACAACCATCACAGCAAATTTTGGATCTGCCTGTTTAAAAACTTCTTGAATATCACCGTCCCATACAAAATCACAGTCGCAAAACAAGGCCCATCCTTGGAAATTAGTCAGTGTTGGAACAAGAAATCTTGTAAAAGTAAATTCTGTTGATCCCAATTGATCAACATCTCTAGAATATAAACCATCTCTACGAAGTTTAGACTGATTAAGAGATTTAACCTCGGCCGTAGAAGAATTTTTATATATGGAATATTCACAGACTCGATACGCTATGTCTTCTCTGCTGTCATAACCGATGTATACGGGTAAAAAATCATTGTTCATTTAACATTCTCCAGGCTGAGCCGTCTTTAAGTTCACTGACATGAAATTGACAGTAGGCCAAATGATGTGCCCACGCTTCAACTTGTTGTAGATCGGGATAATATGGTGTTTCAATCTTGCTGAGATCTTGTTCAGTTACAGATTTAGCTGCGTGTGTTGAGCATAGAGTGAAAGCAGGATATCCATACAACACTGCTTCAGTGGCAGCGTTGCTGTTAAATGTCACTAGCGCATGAACATCTTCGTCTAGAGCTTCTTTGAGTGAGTTAGTGATCATTCTATCAGTGCGACTTTTTACACGTTCTCTAACTTCAATAGGACGATCAGTATATTGCTTAATAGTTGCAATGGTTTCTTCTAACCATTGCTCTAGTTCTAGATTGTAGAACTTCATGGGTTTTTCATCAGGTTTGGCAATAAGTATTTTTCTACCGCCTTTTTTCCAGCGATGTACTGGAATGGCCAGCTTCTTGAATCTATCAGGCGGTCGGTGAATTACTTGATCATGTTGCAGATCATTTTTTACAATACGGTGCCAAAACTTCCAGCCCATGGGATTCAACGGACCTCGTTGATTGCCCATGTATCCGGTGTCCATAAAATAAAAATCTCTGCCTTCAAACCAACAGCGTTTCATTATTTTATGTTTTAGGATTCCGCGTAAAACAATTGGATCTTCACTGTCGTCATAATTAAAATCATCAGAATTGATTACTCTACCGCCACTGCCTATAGCAAAGGAATTGATATATTCGTCTTCGCCGCCCTTGCTGAGAAAGATCCAATTGTTCATACTCTTTCAATGTCCTCTTCAATACAGCTTTGCCCGTATTGTATTTCGACAATCTTGCAAGGTACATCATAAGGGTTTGTTAATTGATGCCACTCGGCAACCGGAATTTTATATTCTTGGTGCTTAATTAATTCTGCAGGTAGCAATCGATACCCGTTAGGCATCATGCTGTTAACTATACACTGGCCTTCACTAACCATCCAATACTCAGCACGTAGTTGGTGGCGTTGCATACTTAGGCTCTTTCCGGGCTCCACAGTGAGCTCTTTAACTTTCATTCCAGGAACTTCATGCAGTACACGATAGTAGCCCCACTGTCGTTCAGTCTTAGGCGCTTTCCATTCTTGTAATATCCACGAACTGGAATTCATTTTGTGTTCACCGCCTACACCAAAAACAAATTCTAAATGCAACATTTCGTCTAGTACATCCATTTCAGGAATATTAGTTTTAGTACGATCACCGCCGTTGGCGAATACAATTTTATCGTTGGGGTATATTGATCTTACTTTTCTAATAGCGTCTTTTGCACTACCGTCTGCGTCGTCAAAGTTAATAACACGATCTACATCTTTGATAGCACTTAGAATACTAGCACGTTCGTCCCATGGCATAAACTCTTGCCCTTTCTTGCGGCGCAACCAGGCATCGGAGTTTGCTCCTATGATTAAAACATCGCCTAATTTTTTAGCCTCTTTGATATAGTTAATATGACCTGAATGAATAGGGTCAAAACCACCTGTTGCAATTACTATTGTTTTCATTTTATACTCTCTAAAATTATAGTTAATACATCGAAATCTTGTTGATTTACAAAATGATTATTGCCAATATACACTCCATTATTGTGTAAAAGATTAACATTATTTTTACTCCCGGGCTCTAACTTATATTCTTTTAAAAATGGATGGGCGAGTAAATTTCCGCTAACTATTGGACGATGTTCGATATTGAATTTCGTGAAAGCCTCAATAAGATGCAGGTGTGTGTTTTTAGATTTGGACACAAACGGGAATGCAAAACTACTATTTGTATCATTAAATTCCGGAAGGTAAAACTTATCTTCGTAATTCTTTATTATATTAAAATATTTTATAAAGTTGTTTTTTCGAATATCTACCATATTGGTTAGTCGTTTTAGTTGACTTTGCCCTAATACTGCTGGAATTTCATGATTTCTAAAATTGTAGCCCTCTGTTAAAAAAAGAAAACTTGGAGGCAAATCTGGATATTCTTTTTTATATTTTTCAAAATACGCAGGAGAACCTTCTCTAGCTAATCCGTGACTTCTTTTCAGCCTCATTAGTTCATGCAGCTCTTCGTTAGTCGTAGACACCATGCCGCCTTCTATGGTTGTCATATGATGTCCGAAATAAAAACTAAATGTAGCTCCTAAAGAAGAAGATCCTCTTTTATTCCCAATGCTATCTGTAACACCGTGTGATTCGCATACATCTTCTAAGATCAACGCACTGGGAATTATTTCTTTAATTTTTTCTATGTTTGCATCAAACCCCAACAAGTGAGTTACAAATATTCCTTTTATATCTGGATGCTCTAACGAGATTTTTTTAAGGTGGTCAAGATCAAAACTGTAGTTTTCAAAATTAATATCACAAAAAATAGGTTGTAGTCCGCATTGTATAACTGGGGATATGTTTGTGACCCAAGTGCAGGCAGGCACAACAATTTTGTCTTGATCTTTTAATCCGAACTTTTCTTTTACAGCAGACAGTAGTAATAAATTGGCAGTACTACCAGACGATACAAAAAGACTGTGGTCTACATTCAACCATTCACTCCATTCTTTTTCAAATTGTTTGACTTGATTACCGTTTGTAAATTTATTTGATCTAAGAATAAAATTTATCATTTTTAGTTTATCTAAAAATGTTATTGTGTCTTTCATTAAGGGCCAGGTGTATTTTTTCATAGTTAAATATGCCAGCAATTGGCAAGGTGATTTATATAAATTTTGTTATGGCCGATGTCTCTAAAATTTTCACAAATGACCATTGTATCACAATCAAACTTTTTTAATCGATTGTTATACCATCCAAATTTTGCTCCCTTTTTTATTGGTTCTGATTTGTAAAAACAAAAACAGTTGTAGGTAGCATAATATTCTTTATAATCTGTACCGTTATCAATACTACCCCACTCTTCATCTGGAGTTCTTCGAGTCCCCCAAAGGTCATATAACCGTTTTCTGTCATATTTACTAGGTTTGCAACTAACAGCTGATACAATATCGGCTTCAATTCCGTAGTCAGATTCAAAATTTATAATTCGTTGAGCACATTCTAAATCGTACTGTATGTCAGATTCTATTGAAAGAACATAATTGGATTTATTTAAAAAATCTCCAACATCGAGTGTTTTATTTCTTGCGCTTGCTAAATTTTTTACCCGTTGCTCGTCAACTACTGACCCGTAAAAGTCAGTTCCTATATTTTCTGTTATTATAGATTTTTCAGAAACAAACGACCAGTCTAAAGAATGTAAAATATCTTTAGTATGGTCTGACGAATCGTTTTCGTAAATAGAGAGCAGGAATTTAATATCAGGAAATCCTAAAACTAAAGTTTTTAATTGCTCATGATATCGGTTTAACTTTTTTTCAGAATTTCTGAAGATAGAAGAAATTAAAATCGTTTTATTCATATCGAATATTTATCAGAGCAGTTAATGATGCTAAATATTCTATATGAACACATGGATCTCGCATTATCAAAATATTTTTAAACCTCATTTAGACGTAAATGTTAGCTTTTCTAAACGAGGACTAACGCCAGGATTGTATCACCGAGGCAACGGATTTGAGATTGTTTTTAAAGAACTTCTTTCGATAAAACCTAATAATTTCTTAATTATAGAAACTGGATCAACAAGAAAACCAAATAATTGGAAGGATGGGAACAGTGGCTTTATTTTTGCAGATTTTGTAAAATTTCACGGTGGATTTGTTAGGTCGGTTGATATTGATTTAGAAGCTGTAGAATCAGCCAATCAATACATAGATAAAAAATATCATCAATCTTATTGTGCAGACAGTGTTATGTGGCTCAGGGATCAACCAGATTTAAATTTGGTTGATTTATTCTATCTAGATAGTATGAACGTTAAATGGAACAACGACTTGGGTAGCGCCACCCATCATCTCAATGAGTTTTTAGAAATAGAAAGATTTTTAAAGCCAGGTGCTATTGTTGCTATTGACGATAATTCAACCTTTGAAGATTCTAAAAGACGGACTGGCAAAGGAAGACTTATCATAGAATATTTAGAGAAAAAAAATAAATTCCCCATTTATGATGCTCATCAAGTAATTTATAAATTTTAAAAATGATTATTGATACTTTTATGTTTAACGACGAGTTTGAAATGTTAGATATCAGATTAGACATTTCAAACAACTATGTAGATAAGTGGATTATTTTAGAAGGCAATCGGACATGGAGCGGGAAAGAAAAACCGTACCACTTGGCTGCTAGAATAGACGAATATCAACAAAAATACAATAACAAAATACAGTTAATAAATTTAGATATTCCGGCCGATTACAAAGATTGGAAATGCGAAAATTTTAGTAGAGCATCTTTGCAATCTGGAATTGACCTATGTGATGCAAACGATACTGTAATTCACTCAGATCTAGATGAAATATTAGACCCTGAAAAGATACAGTCTATTTTAGATTTATTAGAAAAAGAAAATAAACCAGTAAATTGCACGTTAGATATGTTCATCTTTAAATTTGATCAAAAATTATACAGGACATGGAGTGGACCAGTTGTTGCTAAAAAATGCATGTTCAACACTCCTCAAGAATTATACAAGGGTGATCAATACAAGAAAAAAAATAGAAGTCATTGTGTTAGACATCCCGATATAGTAGGCTGGCACTGGACATGGATTGGCAACGACAATCGAATAAAAAGTAAAGTTGAAAGTTGTATAGAATCGCAGTATCGAGATCCGAACGAAGTACTCGATGCACTTAAAAAACAAGATACTAAATTAGCTATTAATCACAAATGCGAAACACAATATGTGGATTACAAATATCCTAAGCCAGTATCCGATGTAATTTTTAAATTTCCATACTGGACTACAGAAACTTAGGATTTTTTGTCCATCCATCGGGATCGTTGCCTGTCCAATGGTGCTTGGCATAAGAATTTGGAGCTTCTTCGGTAAGGCGATGCTTTTCGTTAAAATATACAGGGTAAAAATAATCTTTAGAAAATATTTTAACTTTTTCGTCTTCAACTTTTCTTTGTGCAAAATCCTCGTCATTAAAGTATTTTTGCATTATTTTTGTAAAAGGTTTTACGCTAGTGATAACATGAGGTCTTTCGTTAGAAACTTCAGGTCCATATTTTATTGCTCTAGAAACACTAACGTTAGACATTTCAGTTAACAGATGGTGATCCGAAACACAGCCTATTAAACTTGGGCATACTCTTCTATAATCATCTTCAAATCCAGTGAACATATCAAGATTTAAAAATTCGTCAAACGGACGTAGACATTCCATATCAGTGTCGACATAAATTCCTCCGTATATTCGTAATACTTCAAATCTCAGTACATCGGATTTAGGAGTGATTGCATACGATGGATTTAACAATATTTGTTTTGCCAAAGAATTTATATTTTCAGGTAGATTAGAAGTTCTCCAAAAATAAAAAGTCCAGTCTGGGTGCAGTCGCATCCAACTTTCTCTCCAAGCATGAAACTTTTCTCTAAAAGGATCATCACCTGGCCAAACATGATGTATTATTTTTGGAATCATAAATTTTTCTTCCAGTATTCTGAATTTTTAATCCAGCGATAATATATTTCAAATCCTTCGTCGATATCAACTTTAGGATCAAACCCAAAATCTCGACGTGCTGCGGTAATGTCTAATGCACCGCGACTAGGAAAATCCGCATCCTTTTCCTTGACTTCGACTGTGCCTTTACCTGCTAGGCTAACTGCTAATTCAGCAGCAGACAACAGTGTCTTACTATGACTTTTGGTTATGTTGTAAGTTTTATTTGCAGTATTTTTTGCAAGAGAAGCTGCTACAATTCCGTCGGCCGCATCGTCCACATAGGTAAAGTCTAGAGTTTCATTAACGCCGTTTACTTTGAGAACGCCTCCTCGCATGGCAGTTAACAAAAATTTGCTAATAACGCGGTCTTCAACATCAAGCGGGCCATACACTGCACTTGGACGAAATATTGTATGTTCTATTCCATACTTACGTGTGTAGTCTTTAATTAACCACTCACCTGCAAGTTTCATAATGCCGTATTGTCCTTGCGGACGGCATACTGCATCTTCTTTAACAAAATCTGTAAAATCACCGTAGACCATACTAGAGCTCGTGTAAACAAATCTCTTTACATTATACTTTACACTTAGTTCTAATAGATTAAGCAGTCCTTCACTCATAGTACGTGAGCCAAGTGCTGGGTTAGCATTAACTACTTTTTGTCTTGGAAAACTAGCAAGATGAATTACAATATCAAAATTATATTTTGAAAATAACTGATTCATGCCAATTGGATCGCATATATCTATAAGATAAACTTCGCTTGATTTTATTTTTTTAGAACGTTCAGATAATAGGTAAACGAGTTCTGGCTGTGGGATAATTCCATAATTAGTTTGAGTATCGGCAACTACAACACTATGTCCTTGTGTTTCTAATTTACTTACTACATTGTGTCCGATAAGTCCTTGGCCGCCAGTTACTAAGATGTTCATAATGATGCGTCTTCTAATCCCGACACTCGTAATTTAACAATGTTGCTGAGATGCCATTGTTTCTGATCGAGTGCTTTAATAATGCCCAACCACTTGTTTCTAAGTAGGGCAAAATCGTTGATAATTTTTTCAAAATCTACCACGTCAGCTTCACCTTCTACAAACTTTTCACAGTCTCTAGAGCTTAGTTGACGTTGGTAGTTTTCGAGATATTTGCGAAAGTGTTGACTGCGAAGTCTACGAAGTTCAATGTTTAAGTACTCAAGGATACCTTCAATTTCTTGAAGTTGATTAAAGCGTTCTTCCACAATGCCGGGCATCTGCGAACTTGCCTTCTCGATGTTTCCCGCTATGCGGACATCTTGTTTTGCTTCGATTAACTCAGCTTCATAATAGGCCACAGCATCGGGAATGTTGCTTATATCTTTGCTAACCCTGTCATACCAATTCATTTATTCCTCGTCTTCGTCGTAGTATTCTTCTTCCTCGTCTACAATTTCTTCACCGTCGATTGAATATTCTATTGCAGTGTCTAGGTAAGGATCGACGCCAAGAAGGCTTTCAAGTGTTGATTCTTTAATACCGTAATCTAATAGTGTGTTAACAAAATCGGCAGCTAGATCTTTTCTATGCTTTTCTGGAATATGCTCAATGACCAATGTCCAGATATCTGCAATCAAGTCGTCTTTCATTCGGTGACCTCCAAGTCTGATTCAACTGTAGTAGTTATCTCAGAAGTGGAAATTTCACCGTGTTTTGAAATGTCAGCCATTGCAATGTCTAGTCCGTCTTTCTCGTTGCGTTCCCAGGCCTTGCGGAACTGCTTGATAATCTCACCATCTTTGGTAGTGTATACAAGACTGTTTCCTTCTTTCTTGAGCATGCCTTTTGCTTCGAACAGATCGACCAATCCACTATATGGACTCATACCTGTTTCATAAGGAATCTCAACCTGTACACTTTCAAACGGTTTTGCATAACGAGTTTTCATAATCTTACAGGCTGCACGAATACCTTGTACAGTTGTAGTCTTATTACCATCTGCATCAAGTTTTAATTTTAATTTACGCATAGCAACAACGATAGAGCTGGCGTAGATGAAACCTTGACCGCCCGAAATCTTGTCATCTGGATCAAACATGTCTTGACTGGCGTAGGTGTGATTAGTACATACCATGCCAATATTGTAGCTACCGAACATATTGACACAGTTACGAACAAGTGCGGTTAGCGCCTTAGGCTTGCGACCCATGTCACCTTTCATATCACCTGCTTGAAATTGATTAACATCAGTAGGAGTCAACAACATGCCCAATGAATCTATGATGAACAATATCTTAGGTCGATCTGCTTCATCCATTGTTTTGTATTCTGCAATAAATTCTGTAATGGTCTTTGCCACATCATCGATCATGGCCATATTAAGTTTCAACAACTTATCTGGACTTGTGTCAACACCGAGAGCGTGTAGCCACTTTTCGTCAAGTGCATTTTCTGTATCAATCAAGATAGGATAAATGCCCTGTGCTTGTGCATTCTTGACTAGGTTACCTGAACAGATAAAACTCTTACCTGCACCAGATTCACCAGCAAATACTGTTACCTTACCTAACGGAATACCACGATCGAAATATCCGCTGATCAAATAGTTTAATGCGTAGTTGTTTGTGCTAACCCAGTCAGTTGGGTCATTAAAACCAATACTCAGTCCGTCGATAGACTTGGTAATTGACTTTCTAAATTTACTGATATCAAATGCTTTTGCCATTATAGTTCACCCTTTGGTAATTTCTTTGGGCTTACAACAATGTCTTCTCGACCAATTGCTTGTAGCCAAGTGTTTAGTCTTTTAATTATAACAGAATCATCCTTAGGATTATCGAATCTAATATCAATATCCGCCACAGTGTCGCCAGATTGATCTTCGCGACTATTATAACTTAGAGAAAAGTTCTCATTTACTTTTAATATTTTTGCCATTATTATTCTCCTGAAATGAAAGAGAGTACGAGCTCACGCTCGTACTCTTGACTAGCAATTTACTTCTGACGATTGCGAATCATGGCAAGAATGTCTTGCGCACGACTAGCACCATCGCTAGCTGGTTGAGCTGCCGGAGCACTGGCTTTGACAGCTGGTTCATCAGCATCAAAAGGAGCGTCTTCGGCTGCAGGAGCGGTCACTGCGGCACGTGGTGCGGCAGCTTTATTAGGATCGCCCGTGGCCTGTCCCATACCTGCTGGCTTGAAGTATTGACCCCAACGATCCATGTCATATGCTTCACCGTCTACCGACGCTTCAAACATTTCTTTCATGACCTTGAGCTCAACATCGGTAGGCTTCTTGGGCAAGAAGTCGCTTAAATTAAATAAGCCGTGAGCTTCAATGGCTGCTGCTTCAACTTCCGTTAAAGAACGTTCACGACGGCTCCATTTTGATGTAGAGTAGTCAGCAAAGCCACCTTTAGATGTCTTGGCAATACGGAAGTCTACGCCCTTGAGGTAGTCAGTTGGCAGTTCTTCCAACTCTGGATCCATCAATGCTGAACGGATGATTTGATAGATTTGAGGACCGATGATAAATCTACGAATTGGATTCTCAGGTTGCTTATCTTCCTTAATAGGATCTTCAACCACAAATCCTTGGAAAATGTATGAACGCTTTTTCCAATACTTACGACCCATCTCTTCCAATGATTTATCTTTGAACCAACCACGCACTTCTGAAAGGATTGGGCAAACTGTACCATCGTTGTACATTTCAACGCAAGGAACTTGCACTTGAACTGGACGACTATCTGTTTCACCTTTGATACCTGCGAACGGCAATTTGATCATTGCACGTTCTACCCAGAAAAATGTATTGGCAGAGTTGCCATCGGGTAGCAAACGGATGACCGCTTCCTTGCCTTCTTGCATGTTCCAATGTGGGTAAATTGCGTTGTCTCCACCGCCTGTGGATTGTCCTGTGGACTTTGATTGTGCTTCTTGAAGTTTAGCACGGATTTCTGCGAGTGATGCCATTTTAAATGCCTCCTTGTGTTATGCCTAAAATGTTTATATGCCTTATGCACATGTATTATTATGCGCTTTTTATTTAGCAAGGTCAATGATTATCTGCTATTTTTTTGATTTATTTTACCAAAAGAAAAAAGTGGGTCAAGCCCACTTTTCTCTATATGCTGCCATTGCTCTTTGTCTAGCTAGCCATAATCTAAACTTCACATAGTCTGATAAGTCATCTTCTACTAACTGACCAAAATTGCGAGCCTTTAGATTACGACCAAATGTGATCTCATCATCAACAATGAGATCGCTATCTTCTAGGTCAAGTTTACTTAGCGGCTTTTGCGTCTGCTTTAGCTGGCTCTTTCTTAGCAGGTTCGCTTTTTGCAGGCTTTTTCTCTTCCTTCTTAACTTCAGCCTTAGCTGGTGTTGGAGCACTTGCTGTTGCAGCCGGTGCTGCTGGCTTGGCTTCTTCTTTCTTGGCAGGTGCTTGTGCAAATGCTGATACTGCGAACACGGTAGCGAGGATTGCGATTGCTGATTTCATTTTAAAGTTTCCTTTTGGTTAAGTAGGAATTTCTACCCCTACATATATATAACGCCTTAGTTGACAATTACGTTGACAACTGATTTCGCCAAAAGAAAGGACACCTAAGTGCCCAATCTAATAGAGTTAACTAGACTCTAACTGCTACGAACAATCTTAATAGCCTGCTAATTCTCTAATACGTGCTAATTCTGCAATTTGTGGATCTTGTTGTTGTGGAGCCATTCTTTCTACCATTTTGCGAGCAACCATTTCTGCCTGTTCACCAAACTTTTTGCCTACCATGATAACAACGCCTTCTGGACCTTTAGGGAATGTACCTGAATTTCTATCATAAAAACTACTGATGAATTCTGCTAACTCTTGTACATTCATTTTAGACTGCATGCCTCGTTGTGCTAATGCTCTAGCACTGTCTTGGCCTGTACGATTTGGATTATTGGGCTTTTTAAATTGTGACTTTTCTTCGTCGTCGGTATCCCAAGGAGGAGAATTGTCGTCATCTTTTTTGCTAGGCTCGCTATCAGCTTCTCCCATTCCTAGTTCTTGTTTTCTACGTGCTAAGCCTGCTGAACTTGTTGGAGATTTAGTTTTTTCATCTTCTACGTCTTTAGTGCTGACCTTCCAATCATCTCCACCTTTTTGTTTGCGTAGATATGCAGGTACATCGCTTTTGTTAGGACCATCACTGGCTTCTTGTGGTTGTTCTTCAGCATCCATTGCAGGCTGTTCCTCAAAGTCTCCAAAATCTAACCCTTCAATTGCTTCTGGAGCATTAGATTCTAGCCAATCTTTTACCATACCACGAACATCAGAGTCTGGATCTTGTTGTGCTTGTTCTTTGATAGCTTTAAATAATTGTGGATCTTCAATGATGCCTTTTAGACTTTCGATAGCATTTGAACCATCAACGCCTGTTGGGAATGCCTGACTAACCAACTCTTGTAATTCTTGTTTTGCTGTCTGTTGTTCTTGTGGATCTTGACTAGCAATAGCTGAGTCTTCGCCTAACCCCATAACCCAAGATTCAAAGCGATCGAACTCGTTGTGTTCATCGAGCTCAACATCCTCTACGGTTTCTTGTTCTGTGGTTGTCATTGCGACTATGTCGTCATAGCCTATGTCGCTTTCTTTCATCAGTCTATACAAGACCGGGAACACATTTTTAATATCTTCTTTGAAGTTTCTAACTGTGAATTTTTCTGTAAATTCTTCTACAAATTCTTGTGGAACTTCTTCTTGTGTTTGTGCCTGGAATGATTCACGATATTGTTCGTAGTGGCTTTGCTTGCTCATAGCTTTAATTTGCTCGCGCAATCTGTTTAGTTGTTCTGCTGATCTTTCTACAACATTATTTGTATCTGAATTCATTAGATCGTTGCGCACAACATAATTGCCAAAACTCTTTAGCTGTGCAATTTCTTCACTCATGTTAACAATGCTTTTACCAATGTCGTCATATGGCACGCCACCGTTGGCCACGTGACGTTGCATTGCACGGGCACCTGCTAGATGAATAAATGGATATTTAAAACGTTCTCCGTCTTGATTTTCAACAAACAGTCCAGAAATGTTACGGCTTCTAGCACCAGGTGCTGCATCGTCCATTACTGCTTGATTGTGTTTGATGATAAGACGTGTGTCCATTAACTTTTGATAACTAACGGTCTTTGATCCGTATAGTGCGCTTTCACTCATAATGCTTTCTCCAACAGGTTTAACTACTGTGTTTGCTTGATCTTTAGGCTGATTGTGCTGACTTAGAAATTCATAATCTCTTTGATCTAGATTGTCTTTGGCAATGTCTCTAGTATCGAACGCCATTAGTCTACGTTTTGCAAATGTACGTAATTCTTTTAGAAATCCATACCAATTATCTTTTTGTCCGCCATCCATTGATTCTGTAATTCCTGTTGAGAAATATACTTTTAATGAATTTTGTTCTGCTAGGCTAATACTAACATGCCCGATTGCAGTTTCGCCTTCCATATAATCAAAGTCAAAGAATCGGGCATCTTCGGGATTGATGGTAATTGAACCGGTTCCATCGCCTAGTTTTAGGCCTTTGAAGCGGCTTCTAATTTTATAGAATAAATCGGTGGCTATATTGTTTGTTGCGTCCATAGTTATATTTATCAAAAACCGCTAGAGACAAATATCGGCATGGGCATTTGATCTTCGCTTAATTTTTCTGTCATCTTTTCGTAGATCTTGGGATCCCAATCTGATAATACTCCAGCCATACGTATTATTAACAGCATGGCACTTACTAGGTCGTCGTGTTCGCCTGTTTTAGCGCCAAATCCCACTCCGTGTGCCACAAATGTTTTAAGCTCAGATATTAGAGGTTTAGAGTAAATCTTCATTTTTTGTGTTTCTAACATGTGTTTAACCTGACTACAAGCAGTGATTTTTGTCTTGTGTGTTGTGTTAAATCCTTTTCTAAATTTACGTACATGACCCTTACGCATAGGCTCAGAAAGGAATAATCCTGGGAAGTTTTCTTCTCCTAGATTACTAATAACAATAAGAGCAGCTTCGCCTAGTGTATTGTTTTCAACACTGTAATAAAGTTGCGGAATACCGCCCTTTTCTAGTCCTCGGTCTTGAATGTACTTGCAAATTTCTCTTAGGTGTTTAACCTGTGCTTGAATAGGAGTTAGATTATGTCGCCATTCTGCTACCTGTTCCATACTGGGCATTTCAAACACCTGTATGGCACCATAGTCCCCACCAGTGCCTAATGAAGGATCTAGGGAAACTAGATAAGTTGCTCTTGGGTCAATGTCTTTATAAAAACGTGTTTGCCCCATGGTCATGATAGGGTCAACACCTTTCATTTCTGCCAGTCGCACAGCATTGATTAGCGTTTCGTCAAAGATCAAGAATTCGCAATCAAATTCACGACGGAAACGCTCTTCACCAATCTTTGCACGTTCTGTCTGAGCCCACTTCTCATCACGATCTGGATGTTCTGCCCAGTGTGCAAAGAAACTGTGGAATCCATTCATACCTAATTGCTGTTCATTCCCATGCTCATCGAATCGCTTGTTAGCCTCAGTCCAAATTAACGCAAACTGATCTTCGTCACTGTTTGGTGTTGATGTAATAATACATTTACCGCCTGTTGATAATGTTGGTGACAGTGCAGTCCAGAATTCTTTGGCTTTTTCTGGAGGCTGCACAAACGCAAACTCATCGCAATAGATCAGTGAAAGAGATTTACCACGACCTGTATTTTCTGTAGTTGTCACTGCCTGTATACGAGCTCCGTTGTCATACTCAATGGTGTTTCTATTGTAGCTATACACACCTGCACGAATAAAATCTGGCAGGTTTTCGTAACCGAATCGATAACGATTCATAATGTCCTGCGCACCTTCGTATTTGTGAGCAGCAATTAAAACCTGTGCTTCTGGCACAAACATTGTGTACCATAACAAGTATCCTGTGGCACAGGTGGTCTTACCCATCTGTCGTGGCAGCATGGCAATACACTGTTTGTTGTTGTGATAGGCATCTATTAGTCTTTCTTGATATTCGTAAGGTGCAAACGGAATTGATCCACGTACAGGGTGCTGAATCTTTAAAAAGTTTTTACAAAAATACAGCGGACCAGTGACAGGATCCATACATGCTTCAAGATGCTTGACTTCCTCAAGAGTATATCGTTGAGGTGCATGAGCTTTCTTAATTAAATTACCGTCTAGTGATTTTGCCATACTGTTATTTACTGAAAAAAATAGGCTCCGGAGAGCCTATTTGGATTTGACTTGTATCACGTAGTCTTTAAGCGACCGTCTTTTTCGGCGGATCTTAATATTGCTGCCCGATCGCCATATTTTTCACGATTAACATCGGGTGCTGCATTCTTCTCACCCTGTGTTGGATTCTTAACATGTTTTAGTGGATCAAACTTTTCACTTTTTGCTTCTGATAAACGTCTACGTAATTCTTCCTTGATGCTGGCACGTAGTTGTTCTTTGCTTTCGTAAGCGCCGGCAGCCATAGGATTGTCGCCACGATATGGTTTACCGCTAAAACTTTTCTTTGGCTTGTTCAAGTCGTCGCCGTCTGGAATAGCAGCATCTATGCCATGATATTCTTGTCCAGATGCGCCTTCCGGTGCATTACCGAATGCTTCTTCTTTGTCTTTCTTGTCGCCTTCTTTGCCGTCTTTTTCCATGTCATGATCATCCATGTCATGATCGCCGTCACCGTCTCGGTCGCCCATAGACTTTTGAATAGAGTCAATGCCTTTATCGTCACGATCTAGGTCACCCATTGGAGGCATATTGTCTGCATCCATGTCACTAGGACCGCCTCTATTATCTGCATCAGGCTCACTGTGTGGTTCGTCTTTGTCTAGGTCAGGCAACATTTTTAATGGTCCTGAATCTAGATTTCCTAGATCTCCAATGCCTGGCATTGGAGGCTTGATACTCATGATGCTTGGTTCGGCACTCATTGGAGGCATGCTCATTGGTGCTGGTTGATTGATCATGTCTGGATTGACTTTGGTCATCAACTTCATTAATTCAGCAATGTTGTCCATGCCCTGTGCATTGAGGTTCAAACTCATGCTTGGGGGAGGTTCATCGGGCTTGCTAGGAATACTCGGCGGGGGCATGCCCATTGGATCGCCACAGGCCTCAACCGCCCCCAATGGAGCGACAGGAGCATCCAGCTCGCGCATTTTAGACATCAATTCATTGAAATTCATATTAACTCCCTAGGGCGCTTTTTACGCCGGTCTTATCAATTTTGGCCTTGGGCAGTTTATATTCTGTCTGACCGTTGTCTTTCTTTTGTTGTTTAGCAACTTTGCTTAAATCTTTTAAAAAACTCTTGTTAAAGTCATCGCCAAAGAAATCTTTGTGCTTGACATTGGTACCTTCTTTATACTGACTGTCAGTTAACAGCCCGTCAGTGTTTAAAATTTCTATTTCACCTTGATCAGTTTCAGAAGATTCGTTGCTTCCTCTTACTCTAAAACTAGCTTCGTCTAGACCCATACTCTTGATATCACTGCTGATTTCAGGCGAAGTAATAGGATATTCACAAGCAACTTCAAAAACGTGAACTTCACAGTTTTTCATAGTTGGAAAATCCATAGGAACTGCTTGGATTGGTGTTGTGCTGAGTTTTTCCATTTTCATAACTTTGCATCTTTCTAGGGACGTTTTTAAGTTTGATTGGAAATCTTCGGGCAGATCACCGGCAACTTTAATTTTAAAGCTGTATGATTTTTTGCCTTCGGCAAGATATTCTTTGAAAGTTTTCATAGTAGTATTTATGCTTTTCCGCCCAGTTTCTTGATCAGCTCGTTGCGGTCAGTGATCACATATCCTTGCCCGTTAATAACATCATTTGGGTCTTCGTTGTTATCTTTGTCAATTTTGTATTTCTTCATTTGCATGTCAATAGCCTTGAGTTTTTTCTCAATTTTATTAGACTTAGCTGTAATTGCATGGCCTAACATTGAGCTGGCCACTTCAAAAATACGACTGCTATAACGAACTTCTACATTCATTCCTAAATCCATTAGGTCGTCATAGGCCTGTTCAGCTTTTGATGCTAGATTGTCTAGTTCGTGATCATTAAGTTCGTCTAGTTCTTTTACTTGTGGTAAACTGCGAGTAATCTCAGCCACCGCTTTATAGCTGTCATCTAAACTGCGAACTTCTGTGTGATCTATTTTGGGTTCAACAGGGGCTGTTTCCTTTGCAGGTTTAGATTCTTCTAGATTAAACAGTTCTTCAAGTTTTTTCGTCATACATTACTTATCTGCGTTTTGAGCCTTGATGAAAAATATCGCCTTCGTTGACTATGCGGAACTTGACACCTTGCTGTTTGCACCAGGCTGCGGCAGCTTCCCATTTGGCCATATTTTTAACATACTGCTGTTGATTGTACTGACTCTTTCCCACCTGTTCTATAAACGTTTGACTAGCTGGTTTAACTTCTACAACTTCTGCATGTTTTTTCCCATTTTTATCCACATAAGTGATAAAAAAATCAGGAACATATATTGTATACTTGCCGGTTAACGGATCTCTGTAGGGAATTTGTATGCTTTCGCTGGCCCACTTTTCAACACCCGGATGTTCGTCCAACATCTTCATAAAAATAAATTCCCACGAACTTCGAGCCAATGGTGTTTTTTTGCCAACATATTTGTCGACATTTTTCATTTCAAATCGACCTTGAGCAAACTTTGGCATTAGGCAAAAATATTTCTAGTTTGATTTTGTTTTTCTATTAAGTCAGTGCGATAACCCAGTGAACTTGTGGCATTTCTATTGTTGTTTAGAATCTCAGCCACCAGAGCACTAATTTGAACGCCATTAAAATTCTTGAGAGTGTCGATGATTTTAAACACCGGAACGTCGTCGAGTTTGGCTTGATTCAATAAAACCTGTGCTGTGATAAGAGCCGCTTCGTTTTCAAATCCACGACTTTGGAAAAAAGCAATAGCAGCACCGACTTCGTTGGCTCCAAATTCCAAAGTTCGTTCGCCGTAACGATCAAAAAATAATTTTGTTCCAGCAGCACTATCTTGCTGAAGAGAATTTGGTAAACTTGGCATATTATAAGAATTGTCCTAGGTCTTGTGGCGGTGGGGCGATTGAGCGTTGCGTGGCCTGTGTACCACCGTTGCCGCCGTTGTTTTTTGGAAACACTGATCCCAAAGTTCCGCCTACGGTATTGATAATACCTCCAATAGCAGCAGGACTACTTAATAATCCTATGGCTTCTGCTCGCAGGCTTGCCTTGGATAGTTTTCCAATATTTTTTGCAGTATTCACTGCGGCAATGGCGGTGCCAAGGAATCCTCCTACACTGCCAAATGCAGCTCCGCTACTGACATCTCCGAATATACTTTCGAGTCCGTCTAGTACACCGCCTTCGCCTAATAAGTTTCCGACGCCGCCGCCTGCTACAGTTAATGGACTTGGCACACTATCGTAGTATAAGTTAGCAAATCCTTTGGGAGTATTCTTAGCAACACTTCCTGAGCTGTAGACTACAGACTCATATTCTATATTCATTGTAGTTTCATTAAATTCATTTGCACTATATCCGGCATCACCGTGTTGCCAACTTGTAATTTTAGGATTGATTAATGTATATCCTAAAAACCTACGACGACTCATAGTATATATAGTAATAGACTTAAAAAAGTCCACAGTTTTTCCCTGCTTGTCGAGACTGTATCTAAAGCCTTGAAATGTAGTTCCGGAAGCGGCAAGATTTGTCTTGCTAAATGCTGCCTCGGGATTGAATCGATCTTGTACATAGGTTCCCATGTATAATGCCCACAATGCATTGATTACTCCTGCACTGTCGTCATGGAATTTCATTGAGATACCTTCATAGGTAAAATTTTTATAAATTATGTGTTTTCTATTGTATTGATTTTTGGTGACTGTTTCAAATTTAAATTTAGGCAGATCAGTACTCTTGATAAGATAACCAATTTCGTCTGCATGAGTGTTAGTGAATACCGGTGATGATAATACTGTTTTATCAATCTCAAACCGCACATAAAACATGAACTTGGTGCGAGGCATAAGCCGGTAGCCGTTTTCAACAAACAGTTTGCTGGCATGACGGAAATCCGCGAGGCCGCCTTTGGGTGTAAGTAACCCTTCTCCTACACCGCCGAGAAATCTTGTGAATACATTTGACATATAATTATTTAGCCGTAAAAAAACCCGGGGATTAATCCGGGTTTTTGATCAGCGGTTGATATTAGTTCGAGCTGCCGCGGCCTGTTACAGCCTCGCCAAGACTTCGGCCTACAACTGCACCGATACCTCGTGCTGTGCCTGTGCCTGTGCCACCTGCGAACTGTACAGCATTGTCATACTTGATAGTAAGAGCCACTGTCATTGGTTCATTGGAACCATAGTTGGCTTCACCATAGTTGACTTCTGATACATAGCAACCATACGTTTCCCATTTTTCAAGGATGTTTGGTTCAAAACTACCATTGCCACCATCTAACATTTCGATGTTCATTTGGAATTTGTAATCAATACCTGAACGGGCGCTGGCCTGTTCCATGAAGTCAAACTGCTTTTGTACCTGTTGACCAACAATTTTCTGCACCTGGCCGTTGGCATCGTCTCGTAGATTTAATGTGACATCTCCCCAACTTGGTTTACCAGCCAGTTTGACTTTTGAGTTGTAGACTTCAATAGTCATTTCTTCAAATGTTACAGTTGGTCTACTTACATCACTAACTTGTTTTGTTAGTTCTGTGCTGGCCTCAACACCAAATCCTAGTAGTATCACCCGAAAGCGATATTTTAGTTTTGGCATCAGCAAAGCTGTGCCGCTGTTGGCTCCTGAGGTAGGAACCGAAATTCTATTTAAGGAAGTTAGTGCCATTTTTAAATTTCTCCTGTGTTCTTGATACGCAATGGAATATAGATAAATTCAATCGCTTTGACTGGCTCAATCGCTATGTCAACATACAACTCATTGCGATCAATTCTTGTTGGTGTGTTGTTTGACTCATCGCAGACCACGGCAAAATCATACAACGCTCTTAAGCCTACCAACTCAATCAACAGACTCTCAACAGCCCCTTTGATTTCATCTCTGGTAATCTTGTCATTGGGTTCAAAGATATACGGACGAGCAAGTTTGTTTAGCTGACTGCGTAGATAAACTACAAGACGTGATACATTGATACGATCCAATGCACTGGCATTTCTAGCACGAGTCTTTTGACCATATGCAACTAGTCCTACTCCAACAAAGAATGGAATTGGATTTACTTTGAGATCATACAGCGTGTCGCGTTGACCTTCATTCAACGCCACTGACTGGAATTCTCCTGTGTCTGCATCAATGTATCCCACTGCTGTGGCATTGGTAATGCCGCCGCGACGTGTGCCTGCTGGTGCAAACCATGGATAACTAACTTGGTCGCTGAGAGCGATAGTTCTCAACATCATGTGTGATGCAGGAACCACTGCGTTAGCACCACTTAGGTCAGTGGTAAATCCATTGGGATAATACACAGCTGAATATTCGTCGTAGCTAACAATACCTGTATCATTGTTGTCTAGTGCGCCATTAGCATTGGTGCCCCAGGCTGTGAGGCTGGTTGCATCTGACGGCAAACGTAGTGGAGTATCAGCTACCACAAATGCTGTGACTCCTCTATCTAGGTTTAAGTTGATCAAATTGCTGTAGGCTTCTGGATATCCTGGGCAAGCGATCAAATTAAAGTTTCTACGTTCTTCATCTCTGGCTTCTGAACTGGTGTCAATCGCAGATTTGAGTTTTTGCACAACCAGACTGCGCTGTGCTTTGCGACCAAAGCTGCCTGACCCGTCTTCGTTGTTTGGTGAAGCTGTGACCCAACGATCGGTTGCGTAGGCGCTTTGACTGTCGCCGGTAACTGGACTGGAGCCGTTGTCGTTGTATAAAGCTTCGTAACGCACGTTATCGGCTGCTGTGTCAATGTAATTATTGCTGTATCTTTTGACATTACCGCCACTTCTGCGTAAATTCCACAGCAGCATGCCTTTGGGGTATAGTGCTGGATCTGGACAGTCAAAATCTACATAGTTGCTTAACAACAGATCTCCGATAGTGGCTGCTGTGTTACCTGAAGCGCCACTTGATCCGTATCTAGCGTCTGCAAACAAGATACCGTCTTCTGTGGTCTGATCAGTCTTGTCAACTAACACCCATTCTAGGGCCAGACCATCATAACGATAGATAGTTGGGAAGTTTTCTAGATCGGCTGTGCTGATCCACAAGTCACCATTTTTCAAATCTGTCCCGTCGCTTTGTTTTGTTGGCTCGCTGGCCGCCACAATTGGTCCTGCTGGATCAGTTTTATCAACTGCGCTTGCAGCATAGTAAGGACTGGTTGTTGTTTTATATCCAACCCAGATATCACCGTTGTGTACCATGATATCTACTTGATCAAACACCGGAGTGTACCATAGTTGTCCGTCTTGTGGTTCGGCCAAAGGTGCAGTAGCAGATGCAGCAAAATCTTCTGCAGCCAATGGAATCCAATTTGTTGCAAGGAAAGTTTCTGCAGCACCAGAGCCTGGTGTGTACATATTCTGTGTACCAGTGCCTGTGTCGATGTTATAGGCAGTGAATATATCACTTATTGGTGCGCCTGTGCCATCTGTAAAACGTATGTCACCAC